TTACGTGGAACTAACGAGTGATCGAACATCGGAACGGCTTTGTTCGATGTTAATCCGATGCATTGCAGCGCCCGCCAGACGTTTCTGGCGGGCTTTTCTTGTGTAATGCGACGCTTGCTTCGAACTCTTCCAGCCGAAGATCGCCATCAGCTCGAACTCGCTCGCGCCGTTTTCTGCCGCCAGGGTCGCGCCGGCCTTTCGGAGGCCGTGCGCCGAGCAGTGATGAAGGCCAGCCTCCCGGCACCGCTTCTTGAACCAGTTGCCGAATCCGTTCGCCGTAAAGGGCTTGCCGAACTCGGTCACGAGGAATGTCAGGTTCTCCTTGGCTGATGGCGTGTCCTCGATCGTTTTCCACAGCGCCGGCAGGACAGGGAGCTCGAGCGTGACCGGGTTGCGGTTCCGGTTCTTGTGCTGGGTATAGCGCAGCCATCGTTCGGCCGATCCGTCTGGGTGCCTGATCTCGGAGATGTGCTGCCGGCCGAAGGCGGGAATGTCCGCGCGTCGGCCGCCGATGAAAAGCAGCAGCGCCAAGGCAAGCCAAGCCTTAGAACCTACGGGGTGCTTCTCTCTGAACTTCAGGACCTCCTCGACCGTCCAGGTGTGGTGTCCCTCAGTTCCCGACTTGAAATAGGGGACGTCCCTGGCTGGATTCGTCTTAACGTGGTCGGCCTCGATCCCATAGACGAACACCTGCCGGATAGCCTTCACGCGGCCGTTCGCGGCCTCTGGCGTGTCGACCTTTCGGTCGCGCAGCGCCCGTACCGCCTGGGGCGAGAACTTCGATAGCGGGCAGTTTGCGAACGTCGCCTCGGCGCCGGGCTTCACCCGCTCGTCGTAGGTGGCTTCGAGGATCTGGCGCCGCACATGCCGGGTCCGATTGTCCAGGCGCTTGAACTCAGCCGAAAGGAAATACTGCTCGCAAAGCCAGCGCCAGGTGCCTTTGATGCTCGGCTGCCACTTCCCGGGCTCGGCCTGGGCGGCAGGCTCGGGAGCGCCTTTTAGAGCCCGCTCATAGGCGGCCATGAAATCGGGTGTCCATGGGATGCCGTGCAGGCGCACTTTTGGATCGCCCTTCCGCCTGCGGAAGTAGATCCTGATATTTCCGTGCCGGTCGGGTTCCTCCCAGCAATATTTTGGCAGTCGTCTCGGCATGTCAGTCGTGGATTTCATGCCGCGAAATCTCCATATGGATCATCCGCGGCCTGGGCCTCTTCTTCCTGATCATGAGGAAGCTGATCAAAGTAGAGGTCAAGTTCGCGACGATCCCAAACAACGCGCCTGTTGATACGCCGTGGATGGGGCATGCGGCGATCAGCCACCATCTCGCGAAAGAGCGTCAGGCCGACGCCGACATATGCTGCCGCTTCGGGCTCCTGGAGCCCGCGCTTCTCGGGAGGGGGGAGGACGTCTCCGGGACGCTCGCGAGCCATGGCTCAGATCCCGGCTGCGGCCACGATGGCCGCGCGCTTGAGCCGACGCCAAATCCGTGCGCCTCTGGCACCATAAGGGCGTCCGCCTCGTACTTGCCGGCGAAAACGGCGCCATGCACGTTTCATTGGCTTCGGAACGGGCATCCAATGGACCTGACAAATCCACTCGTCGAATCCATGGTCGTTCAGCCTCGTTCGCCGGCAGTAAGGGACGCAGCAAGCGATACGCTCAGGCGTCATCGTCAGCCTCCCACTTGTCGCAGCGGTCATCCTGATCCGTCATCTCGGCAGACCGGGGAGGGGGCACGTCCTTGTCGCCCCTCAGCACGGCGTCACGGCGCTTGTAGGCGTATTCCATGCAGTCGCCTGATCGCGGCATCCATTTCGACCAGAACCGACATGTTTCGCAGCGCTTCTCGTCCACCATGGCCGTACCTCGTTTTCAGGTTTGAGGTATCGGGCCTCGAAGGCGCGAGCCAGACGCCAGACGGTCTTTGTAGCATTGGGCAAAGGCGATATGGGTTGAAACCGAATTTCCTCGACTTCAATGATGAGCCCGGCTTGCCACTCCTTGGGGCGACTTCTCCAGTTCCAGTCAGTGACCACAGTTGCGGTGCTGAACCGCCAGCGACCAGTGAGGCGGGGGAGGTCAGGCATGGCTGCCCCCTCCATAGGTAGAACTGCGAACCGTAGCGGTATCTAATAGTGTCCCGAGGACTTTCTTCTTGGGGGCGCTCAACCAATGGCAGAGATCATCGATCTTAGAGAACTTTCTGATGACGGCTTTGTCGTTCACTTCGGGGGACGGTTCTCTGAGGTTGATGCAACAACCTTCAGCCGTACGTTGCTGGCGCTGGCCGATGCCATTGAGGCTATCAACCAGGAAATTAATCCGGGGTACTCGGTTGAAGTCGTCTTTGAGGCGGCCGGAGCTGGTAGCTTCCGAGCCTGCCTGAAGATACTCAAGAAGCCGCTCGGCAACTTGTTTACGGCGGACACGGTCCGCGACTTGATCATCGGTCTTCTGGGTGCAGCGATCTGGGAGTTCGCAATCAAGCCGGAGAAGCCTCCCACGATCATCATCAATACCGATGCGGTGATTATCGAGCAGGGCGACAAGCAGATCGTGGTTCCCAAAGAGGCTATGGAAGCCAAGAACCGCATCGACAAGAGCCCAGCTGTTAAGAAGAACATTGCTAGGACTATGGAGGTCCTCAGCGAGGATCAGTCGATCACGTCCTTCGGCTTCACGCGCGCTGTGAAGGACAAAGAGCCTCTGTTCGAAATTCCTCGCCCACTGTTCGCCGTCATCCAAGAGCGCGCAATGCCGCTGGACGAAGACAGGTTGAGGTTCGTCGAGGAGCCTGCCAGTCTCACTGTCGTGAAAGCGATTTTCGAGCGCTCTGCTCGGAAGTGGGAGTTCATCTGGAATGGCTTCAAGATTTCTGCGCCTATTAGAGATAAGCGTTTCTTTGACAGTCTGCTCCGCAAAGAGATCACATTGAAGCACGGCGATACCTTTAACGCCGTAATTCGTATCCAGCAGAAGCAGGATCCGTTCAGCGGGGCTTGGCTCAATGAAAGCTATGAAGTGATAAGAGTCGGGCTCCCGGTGGAAAGGATTATACGAAGACATCTCGACCTTGGTGACTAACTTGCTCCTTCGTTGCGTGGGGCTGGTCATATCGCGTTAGCCTCCGGAATCTGATCAATGTTGGCGTGCTGGACGGCGAAGGAGATCGCGATCACCCACGGGTTAGCATCCCAGGCATCAGGGCCGTTGATGCTCTCCCATAGGTCTGCGAACCAATCGCGGGCGCTTGCCCATTCATTGCCGCCAAGGCGCATTGATGTGGCGTTCTCGAAGATTCTGCCGGTAGCCTTTCCGACGAAACAGCCTTCGGCCCTGGCATCCTCCTCGCTGATGTCCTGCAGCCGCACGGCCTTCACGTCAGTCACAATCAGCGTTAGGCGGGAAGCCCAGCGCGGCATGTGTATGGAGGGGACTCGCTTCTCGTCCTGCGCGTTGTAGTGATCGCCGTATCGTTGGTGGATTGAGGCTGCATGCTCATCCTCGATGGCGATTTTATCGTGATCACAACCTGTCGCGGCATAGAATATGTGATCCCAGTTTGCGACGACGGCTAGATTTTCCCGCACCCAGAGACGGTCGCCCGGCAGGAATGGACGGCACCCGACATCGCCGCGCGCCCACATATCAAGGTAGCAATCGCCAGAATGACGGTCCACGATCCACCAGCGCCCGTCACATTCGTAGGGCTGCGGCTTCAGAATCCGCCGCGTCGGTGTCTTTCGGCCTTCCAGCAGCGCGCAGACCATGGGGGCGGAGAAAATGATAGGACGGTTATTCATTGAAGATGTCCTGTAGCTTGGAGCGGATTGCCATCACCCTCTGCCAGAAGTTGGCTGGGAGGCGGCGCTCGTTCTCGATTTCGATGAAGAAGGGCAGCAGCTCGGACGCCAGATCCTTCTGTCCTTTGCGATAGGTTGCGGTCCTGCGACGTTCACGCCCGCCGGGTGTGCTCATCGGCGCGCCTCTCTCAGTGCTTCGTCCCTGGCCCGGTTGAGGCGGGCCATTCGCTCGTTTGAACCGCCAGCGTCCGGATGCGCGGTCTTGGCAAGATCGCGGTGCTTTGCCTGGATCTGCTCGGCCGTAGCGGATTCCGGCAGGCCGAGAACGTCAGTCCAATGTTCGCCCTTCGGCGCCGGCAGCGCACGGAAGCCTTCGAAGGTGGCGCGGACGAGCGCAAGGGTGCCGTGCCGCAGTTCGGTACGGCGAGCCTCGATGATGTAATGGATCGCCTGCAGGTTGGCCTCGGGCGTGGCGTACCGGTCAACCGGAATGCAGACCTGCATGCCATCCCATGTGAACCAAACCGCCACGCCCGGGTCATCAGGTCGGTTGACGCCCAACGTGACGTTCGACGAGAGGACCACGTCTTTGACGGACTTTCCGCTGTCTGCGCCGAAGCGGCGCAAACTGTCTTGGACGTTCTTCAAGGCTCCGGAAAGCGACGTCTTAAACGCCCCCGAAACTCGCGCATGCTTGTAGCGCGGAAAGGTGGGTGGCCAGGATAGGGGGTAGGCTGTAGTCAAGTGATCCTCCTAGAAGCTGAAAGCCATCTGCCCGCGTCGATCGATAGCCACGGCCGGTGCGGGCTGTGGCGGTGCGGGTGAAGGGAGCAGCTCGGGCATCGGCGCTGGCGCGCCCGGGGCGCGCTTGTCGGACTGCTCGGTTCTCTTGGGGAAAAGGATCGCCGCCGGCGTCGAGGTCACGAGCCATTGTTCCAGGCTCAAGGTGTTGCCGTGAATCGCGGTCGCAGAGGCATCGGTCAGGGCGCATTGCAGGAAGGCGCCGCACATGGCGGAAAAGTCCACGTCCACCATGACCCAGTGCACCTGGCGCGCGGGGTTGAGGCCTTGCTCCCGTAAGACGAGGTTTGAGGCCAGAACCATGCCGCCCACGCCGCATGCCGGCTCCTGGCAGAGGAGGTAGCCGCGGCCGGTGGATTCGAGGAGTGCCGGCGCATCCGCCAGCATCATCCGAGCCATTGCCTCGCTCAGGGCATGAGGCGTGAAGAACTGGCCGAGAGAGGAGCTTGCCGAGATCTCAGAAAAGATGGGGCCCAGGAAGTCAATCGGCTCGGCCGCGAGGGCTTCCGTGGCGATTCCGAGCATGACAGCGAGATCGTCCATCGTCTCTTTCGGTTCTCGGCACCGCTCGACGATCTTCATGTACCCGGCCTCGTTCTGCTCGAAGGCCTCGCCGAAGAGATACCGGCCGCGGATCGCGCGGAAGGCGGCCTCGAGCCACCGCGACATGACCTCGTGCATACGGAGGCCTTCCCGACGCTCGACATCGCGCAGGCAATCGACAAAGTCCTTGGCGAAGGGCTGGTGAGCTGACGTGTTGCACTGGACACGGAGGTTGCTCATTGGACCACCGTCACTTTCTCGGCAGCTCGGGTAATGGCCGTGTAGAGCCAGCGCGCGCGGTCCTCCCGGAAGGTGCTGCTCTCGTCGAACACCATCACGTCGTCCCACTGGGATCCTTGGGATTTATGGACGGTCAGCGCATAGCCGTAGGTGAATTCGTCGGTGCGCTTCTTGTCCTCCCAGGTCAGCACATCATCGGTGCCGTCGAAGAACTCATTCCGCACGAACACCCTGGTCGGCTTGTTCTCCGGATGATCCTCTGAGGTGACATCCATCCGGACGCCGAGGCCTTCAGCCTTCACAACCTTGGCGACTTGCCAAAGTCCGCCGTTGAGCAGCTTCTTGTTCTTGTTGTTGCGGAGGCAGACCAGCTTATCGCCTGCGACGGGCTTCACGTCATTGCGGCCAAGGAGTTGTCGGATCCTCGCGTTGTAGCGCTGGCGGGTAGCGTTCCTGCCGACCAGGACCTGATCGGCGCCAAGAACCTGATCGGGGTGCAGATCCCTGCTGGATATGACTTGGCTCTCGCCATAGCTGCCCCGCTCGAGCGCACCTCCAGTCCGCACTGTCATTGACATGCGGATGATCGGATTGTCCTGGGCCTGCCGGTGAACCTCCGTCAGCATGGCGTCCGGCTGGGCGTTGGTGAAATAGCCGGCGTCCTTCACGGGCGGCAGCTGCGCCGGATCGCCAAGGACAAGTACCTTCGTCTTGAAGGACAACAGATCACGGGCGAGTTCCTCGCCAACCATGGAGCACTCGTCGATGACGACGAGCTTCGCATCGGAGACGGCGCTGAATGGGTTGAGGATGAATCGGGGTTCCCAGCCTTCAGCCTCTTCGTCTGGCTGATAGATCATGGAATGGATCGTCGAAGCTCCGGCGCAGCCCTTGCGACGAAGAACAAGGGCTGCCTTTCCGGTGAATGCGCCGTACAGAACTTGCCCCCGCACATCGTCCGCCAGCGTCTTCGCCAGCGTGGTCTTGCCGGTGCCCGCATACCCGAACAGGCGGAACACCTGTTGTCTCGGATCTTTCAGCCAGGTCCGCACGGCCTTGATGGCGGCTTCTTGCTGTGGGGACCAAGCCATGGCGGTTACTCCGCAACCTCGGCAACGGGCTGGGCGGCTTTCGCCTTCTTGCGGGATGACTTGGCGGGCGCGGCCGCCTTGGAGCCCGGGCCGTCGTAGTGGGAAGTCCGGAGTTCAGGCGGGAGCCAGCCAGTCTCGCGGGCGTACTGCGCGGCCGTCGCCGCGACTTCCGCCTTCGAACCTTTCAGCTTTTGCGGACGCCCCATCTCGGCGACGGCAGCGTCGATCAGCGCGCGGCTGATGCTGGCGAAATAGTCGTCGGCCTCGAACACGCTGCGCAGAGAGCTGACCATTTCGGCGTCGAGCATGGTGCAGATCATGGCCGCGCTCTCGTCCATGAGCGGTGGGGAGACTGAGCTCTGTGTCCGAAAGTCGAAGGATTGGCCGACGATGCCGGCGAGCGTGTTGAGCTGCTCGTCGGCACCCATCGCCATGACATCGCGATAGGCGTCCTCGAACTCGACGACTTTCCCCATCTTTTGCGTGAGCATGCCGTCGTGTTCGAGCTTCGCCGGGGAGCCGTAACTGTTCGTCATTAGGGCGGCGATCGCGATCTCAAAGGCCCGATCCGGGTGCGACTTGACCGCATCGGCCGCGGCCTGGGTGAGTTGCTTGGACAGACGGTGAGCCAGCGCGTTGGAGATCGTCGGCTCTTTCTTTTCCTTTGGTGTATCGGCCTTTTTCTTCTCGGCCTTCGCTGCGCCGGGCTTCTGCATGCCGTACTTGATCTCGAGCCGGCCGGCGCGATCGAGGTTGAGGATGCAGCCCGCCGTCGCCTTTGTCTTTGCGCTGTAGCGGCGGGCCTCGGCCGCCGCCCTGATCTGGTCGCGCTCGGCCTCTGCAGCTTCGGCGGCTTCCATAACCTCCTCATCTTCGCCGTCATCATCATCGGCGCTGATGATCTTCTGTAGCTCTTCCAGGCGGGCGGTTTCCTCGTCCGTGTATTGGATGCGACTGCCGCCGACCTGATGCCAGTTCCACCTAGCGCCGTAAGGAAGGTCGCTTTCGAGCGCCGCCCAGGACCATCCCTCGGCAACAAGACGCTCGCATTCGCGCTGCAGCTTTTCGTCCGACGGCTTCTTAGCCAGCGCCGGGTCGGAGATGACGTGGTTGTCGCCGAAGAGGTCCTCGGTGACCTTACCGCCTGCGGCCTCGTATGCCTCCCGGCCGATGAACGCGTAGTGCTTCGCCGCGTCGCCCTTCGCGACGCCGAGCTCCTCGCGGATGTGCCAGGATGAAAGCGCGCCCCGCTTGCGGAGCTTATCGAAAACCTTGTCCTGCTCCTTTACGCTCGGAGCCAACGTGAAGGCCCGGACGCTCTCGACCTCGTCGCGCCCGAATACCCCGTCGCGCCAGGCCTGCAGGATCTTCGGCGACAGACGTCCGAGCGCGAGGATCCGCTGAACCCGCTTCGGTTCGATTCCGAAGCGCGAAGCGATATCCTGCTCGGACAAGCACTCGGCCACCAGGGCAGAGAACGTCTCGTACTGGTCGGCCTCGTGCAGCGGGACGCGGAGGATGTTCGCAGCAAGGGCCGCTTCAAGCGCGTCCGAGCTGCTGTCGAGGACGTGGACTGGAACCTCGTAGGCATCCGTGATCTCGCCTGCCTCGCGCAGATTGTGAAGGGCTTTGAGGCGGCGGTTGCCTTCCGCCACATAGAGGAGGCCGTAATCACCTTCAGCAACGGCGAGTGGCTGAATGATGCCGTGAGCGAGGATCGATGCGGCAAGCTGCTCGACGCCTTCATCACGGCCAGTCTGCCGCGGATTGCTCAGGTCGGGCGGCGCGCCTTCATCATGGCCGTACCGAAGCCGGCGCAATTCGACTGTGCTCATAGTTCACTTCCTTCTGAGGATTGGGGGAACGGCGGGCCGCGGGGGCGGCGGCCCGCCGTATGGTGCGTGGCCTAGCCCTCAGCCGCGTTCTGCTCGCGGTAGAGGTCTTGGCCGCGCTGCCATCTCTTGAGCCGTTCAGGGTTGTCTCGGATCTCGGACTTGATGCACTTGCTGCTGCCGCGCTCTGCATCATCCCAGCCGCGTTTGATGTCCGGGTCTTTCAATTCGTCAGCAGGAGAGGGTTGCTTCTGAGGCGCGTGCCGCTTCGTCTTGGATGCCTCGACAATTCTGAGGCGATTGTCCTCGTAGATGTTCTCGACCTTGGTACGCATCTCGCGTGCCATAAGATGCGAGAGTTCGCCATTGACGTAGGGCAGCAGCTCGGCCGAGGCTTGGTCCAGTTCCTTGAATGTCTTGGCCTTCGCCGCTCCATCTTCAAGCCGCTGGACCATCCCGTCAAAGTCAGGGCTTGAGGACGGTATCGACTTGTCGCCCGGGAACTCATCGTCCGCACCGGAGGCCGAGTCCGCCGTCCCTTCGTCGGCGCCGGCAGACTCTCCTTCGGACGTGGAAGCCGCCCCGTCAGGCTCGGCTTCTTCAGCCGACGTTTCGTCCGGCTGCATCTCATCACCCTTCCTGTCTGTTTCGGAAGCGTGATGCTCGATGACAGGTGCACTGCCGGCGATTTGGTCGAGAGCTTGCGACAGCGTGGGACGACGCAACTCTTGGCGGCTCTCCTCGCGATTGCCGTCGAAGTCGTAAAGTTCATCGTCCCTGCGGATCAAGTCGTCCAGATCCGTTGACATCGGCAGGACCTTTGAGTGACGACGGGCAACGGTCTTGCGCGCCATCTCCTCCCACCATTGCACCCATGGGCCGCGCTGGTTGTCCTTCGCGCGGCTTGCCTGCCGCACCTTCTCGATCTCCTGGAAGGACATCACCTCCCGGCTGAGCTCGCCGCTCTTGAACTTGGCGACGGAATAGGCGGCGATGGGCTTGCCGCGCTCGCCGAGAGCCGGCTTGTGCTTGATAAAGGGTTCGTCACCGAGCTCGAATGCGAACTCGTCGTTCTCATAGACGACATGAGCATTCCAGTCCGTAATCTCACCGCTGTTCCGGACCTTCTTGCGAAGCCCGGCAATCATGATCATCCACTGAGCGATGGGACCGCGCTGCCGGTCATTGTACTCAACGATTGCGCCCTCGCGACCATCCGGCAGCAAGCCGTCTTGCGCGGCCTTCATGCAGGCGTTGAAGAAGCTGCGGCGCTCGACCTTGAGCAGGCCCGGATTGTTCTGCACGGCCGTCAATACGACGCGCTTGAACCGTTCCGGAGGGATGTGGACAGGCAGGGCCTTTGCGAACTCTGGAAGTCGGTCCTCGAGCTGGCGCTCGATTACGACCAGAGGGTGAGGGGCTTTTGCTTCGGTAGCTTCGCTCACGCGGCTTCTCCCTTGGTGCGTGTGATACGGATCGGCCTCGTGGTGCGTTCTTTCACCGTGTAGGCTTTTGTGTGTTGGGTTTTGAGGGTGATCTTCCAGCCTGGCATGCGCCCGACCTGGGCTTCGCCAACCTTGGCACGGACTTCTGCGTCGATCTCATCGCAGCGCTCGCCGTTGGCTTTGATCTCCGCCTTGAGGCGCTCACGCTCCTCCAAAATAATCGGCAGCATGTTGTCGGCGGACAGGTCGATTTCCCCGCCGTTGTCCTGAACCATCAGACGAGCAAGCAGGGCGCCGTCGCGACTATAGTCAGGATCCGGGGCCTGCCCGCTTTCGACCAAGTTCCAGAATTCATGAATGGCTGTGCGGATCCGCTCGACGATCCCGGGATGAATCGGAACGTCGACGACCTGAAGGTCGAGGCCATGACTGACCACCATGGCCGCCACGCAAGCCCACTTTGCGCCCGTCAGATGCGCCTCGATAATGGCCTGCACCGCGATCCAAAGCGGTAGCTCCACCTCGCCCGTTTCGCTATCCACCCACTTGCGACGGAAAATTCCGGCCTCGACGGTCTTGACCTGCACGATTCCCATGCCTCGCTCAGGGCATGTGGCAAAAGCGTCAGGGGTAGCGCCGAGGTGGTGTACGGGATCGCGGAAATAGGTCTTGTTGGGGATGACCTTCCACTCCGGGCGTTCCTCACCAAGCAACGCGAGAGCGACGGGCTCAAGTAATCGTCCACGCCGCATCGCAGGCGTTTCCTCGGCATCCTCCTGGATCTGGCCGGTCTTCAGAGCCCAAAGTCCATATGGGGTTTGGTACTCGTGCACCCCGAGCAGCGCACCGGCGACAGAGGCTGTAATGTCCTTCTGACGCAGCAGGAGCCAGGCGGCGCGATCGGTGAAAGGGTGCTGCTCAACCATCGCAGCCATCCGCTGCTTTGGTGATGGCGGCCCGCATGTCATCTGCAGCGCGGACAAGATCCGAATTGCCTGCGGCCCGGCCGCCGCAACGCCGGTCGACCTGGAGAAGCAACTCCTTTGCCGCCACCAGAAGTTCGAGCGATGCCGCCATGATCCGGGCATCGGCGAAGTCTCGCGAACTCAGGACCTCCCCGTTGCCATCATCGCGATCACATGGCTCGATCTTGGCGATCGGCCCGGCAGGGCTCTCAATCCAGATGCTGGCCGACTCCTCAGGGTCATAGTTGACCGTCCACGGGCCTGGGCTGTGCAGGGTCATGTTACTGACCCTCCGGCTTGGACCGCTCGACGAGCATCGCGTCGGCGACCTTGTAAGCCCACGTCGCGATCACCTCTGGCTTTGGCAAGCGACAGTCCGGATCTGCGTGAGCGCTGAGGTATCCGATGCTCACTTGACCTGCAAACCAGTCGCGAAGGCTCATTCCCTTCTCGGCATACTGGTCCTCGGAAAAGGCATACGGGAAAGCGGCGCCGCCAGTCGGAACATTGGCCATGTCAGTGTTTCCTTGTGCGTGAAAGTACGAGCGCGCCGTAAGCAGTGCAGCGCGGCCGCGCGTAGATCCCAGTCTGGTAGAGGCTGATCCCTGAGCAGTTCTCGCCACCGCGGTTCAGGGCCAGGCGCAGGTAACGCATCGACCACTTCAGGTTCGTAGCCGGGTCATAGAGAGCGCTGCAGGCTCCGGTGAAACCCATGCCCCGCGCGGTCTGGCACTTGATCTGGCCAAGGCCGATCTCGCCATGCCTGCCTGTGACCATGGGCTGGTATGCGCTCTCGGTCCGTACAACCCCGTGGGCAAAGTGGACTGGTACGCCTTCGCGCATGGCGATAGCCGTCACAAGCGCATGGACGGCGCTCCTCAACTCGGGATCGGGCGCGGCCGCCTGCTTCGTGGTGGTGCAGCCCGCCAGCGCTACGGCGAAGATGGGGGCGAACCTCACAGGTCGTCTCCATCGACATGCTCGCCGACGAACGGCACCGGGTTGCGGGGATACTTCTTGTTCTCGCGATAGATGCCGTATGCGATGCCGCCGACGAGTGCGGTCAGGACGGCGAAGAAGATCCAGTGTTCGATTTGCATTAGCGTTGTCCCTTGTTGGAGCCGACGCCGAGCTGCTCGGCCGTCAGGCGGTGTTCGTCATTGGGGTCACGCGCCGGCTTGCTGCCGGTCACGTCAGCCACGAAGGCTGCCCGGGCTCGCACGGCCGGATCCGGGCTGGTCGCTGCCGCAAGCAGCTTCCGGGCGGTGTCCTGGCGCATGCGGTTCATTTCGAGGGAGAAGGCGAGGGGGGCGGCGGTCATCACGCGATCTCGCCATTGGCCGTGGCGCGCAGCTCGCGCGCCCGGTCGGTCGCCGCGTCGAGTCCGGCCACGATCTCATCGGCAAGGAAGTTGGATTGCATCAGCTGCCGGATGCAGGCGCGCTCATCGCCAAGGTCGACACCACTGCCCGACAGGATCGCCGCCATGGTTTCGACCGGCGGCGGGGGCAGGGGTATGCTGAACTTGTTCTTGGCAAAGGGCATGTCGTCTCTCCGTGTTGCACAAAGAGATTGCCCATTTGGCAAAAACAGTCAACCAGGAAAAATGCCCAATAGGCAAAGTTATTTGCCGACGGGGTCGCGCGCGTGGAGTGCGAACTTCCCTATGGAGGCGCTGTTCAACAGCGTCCTCCATTCCAGAGAGTGTAGTTATATAGGTTAGTACCTATACCCCGCGTGTGCGTGCTGGATGAATCCGCGCGCGTGAAAGGTTCCAGGTCCCGGTTGCCGGTTTCCGCAGGAGGGCGGCCTTGAGGGCCGCCCTGTGGATACCGGGGAGAATGGAGGCTGGGAATCGACTCCTGAAACGATATTCCAGACACTGGAACCTATAGGGAACAAATTCTCGATTGGTAGGGGCATGCAGGGCAAGCAGAGCTTTGACGGGAGCCTTCCTAAGGTGCTGTCCGTTTCGATCACCTGTGACGATTGCGGTCGCACCAGGCGCATGTTCCGGGAGGGAATCGTGGTTCTGCAGGGGCGGGGTCTACAGACGATCTCGGATATGTACCGCTCGATGCACTGCAGCTATTGCCGCTCCTTTGGCGGGCTCGGAGACAACTTCATCATCAAGCCGGTGCTGGTCGGCAGGTGTCACTAGCTCAGGCCGGAAAGAACGATCTTGTGAACGGAGATCACCCTATCGGCCGGGAAGCGCATGAGGTGGTCTTCTCCCTCCGGAGGGGTGAACTGCTCGAGCACCAACTCGCGCCCATTCTTGGAGATGAACTTCTTCACGAAGCCAAGGGGCGGTTCGCCGGGGTCGTCGTTCTGGATCTGGGCGACGACGAAGTCGCCGCTGCGCACCGGCAGGTGCGGATGCACCCAGGCCGTCTCGCCGGCATAATAGCGGGGCTCCATGGAGCTGCCATGGATGAACACGGCATAGGCGTCACGGACATTTTCGAGCGCGGGCGGGCAAAGGACATCGGCCAATCGCTGCCCATTCAGGATGAAACGACCGTCATCGCCACCCACGGCCTGCCCATAGACCGGAAGGCGGCGGCGCGGGAACCTCGCGGGCTCGCCGAACGTGGCGTTCGCCTCAGCTTCCGCAGCAGAATCTTGTCTGGGGGGTGGCTGCCGAACCAACTCGTCGATCATGGCTTTCTCGTCATCCGAGACCGGCGACTGAACAGAGGCATCAGGGACCAGATCGCGAGCCTGAACCTTAAGGGCGGCCGCGACCAAGCTCAGATTTTGGATCGAGACGTTCCTCTTTCCGCCTTCCATGCGGGACAAGTATGAGGGCGAGATGCCGGTCAGCTCCGCGAGCTCTTCGAGGGTGACCCCCTTCGCCTTGCGGATCTCTCTGATTTTGTTCGGGAAGACGGTTTCGTTTTTGCCCATAAGACAATCTTTCCACATTGGAGAGATCGTCTCTACCGCCTAATTGGCAAACAAACCGTTGACAAATATTTGCCAAATGGGCAAGTTGCCGCGATGGTTAACAAATCGCGGTGTTCTATGAACTCCCTCGAACGCTACTTCTCAGCCTCTGGCGAGAACATCCGCAAGCTGGCGGACCGCATGAATGTCTCGCCGTCGACTCTTACGCGCCCGCTCAAGGGAGAGCGGAACGCCAGCATGGACCTGGCTCTGAAGGTGGAGGAGGCGACAGGCAAGCGGGTCTCCGCCGGGGAATTCCTCGAAATCTGCCTTGAAGCCAAACGGACATTCTTTGGGCGCCAAGCTGCAGGCTCCGACACCACCGAAGCCGGGGCAAGCGAATGAGCGCAGCCAGCGACCTCTATGTGCTGGGCCGCAGGCAGGCGCAGACCCGCCTCGCCGAACTCCGCCGACTGCACGGAGCGGCCTCTGCCGGCATCATCGCCGAGGGATGGCTGCGTGGCATCCGCGACGAACTTCAAGAATTCCTTGGGGCTGAGGAAGCCTACCAAGTGATCCAGCGGCAGGCCGATAGCGCAGCAGAGCCGCTTCTTCTCTCCAGAGCCAACGACATCCTGAAAGGTTGAACCATGCCCAGGGGCAAGAAATCCTCGCAACAGTCCGCATCCGGTACCAACGGCTTCGAGCCTTCCGTTCTGCAAGACATCGTCAGCCGCTTGGACGAGCTCGACGCAACGCTTGCCTCGGAGAAGGGCAAGTACATGAAGCGGTGCCGCGAGATCGCCGAAGAGCGCAAGGGCATCATGACCGAGGCCAAAGCTCGCGGCATTCCTCTGAAGCCTCTGAAAACAGAACTCAAGATCCGTAAGCTCTCTCACAAGATCGAGGAGATGCGATCCGAGCTCGAGCCCGATGATATGGATCAAGCCGTTCTCATTCGCGAAGCCCTCGGAGACTATGCGGATCTCCCGCTTGGCGCCGCGGCTGTCGCGGCGAATGAGAGGCGGCGCGCCGATTCCGAACTCATGGACGACCTGGCTGGGTGACCATGACGACGATCCTCGGGCTCGATGTCGCGAACAGCATGGGCGTTTGTGACTGGACGGTCGGCCAGAAACCGACCTTCTACACGATCCAGCTCGGTCGCGAAGGCGATGACGCGAGCATCGACGGCGCCTGGACGAAGTCCTGCCGAGCGCTCCGCTGGATTGCGGAGCGGCTGCGCACGTTTCCACCGGATGAAGTGGTCATCGAGGCTCCGATCCCGGAACGGGCCCTTTCTGGCCAGACCAACGCTCAGTCGACGATGGTCAAGATGATGCTGATCGGCACCCTTGGGGCTGCGGTGAAGCTGAAGCACATCCGTGTGACTCCGGCGAACATCCAGCGTGTCAGAAAGCATTTCATCGGCCACGGCAATCTCAAAGGTGATGAGGCCAAGCGGCTTGTCCGCAGCGTCTGCCGCGAGATCGGCTGGGATTGCAACAACAACGACGAGTCCGACGCCGGTGCGCTCGCACACTGGCGCGCCTCCCAACTCGGCCTCCTCGTTCCGGATGTCCGTCCGTTCCATTACCGAAAGCTTGCCGCATGACGTTGTCCCCGCGCGAACTCATCGCCTGCCCGGGACCCGAGCTGCTCCAGCATTTCGTCGTCCTGATGGTCGATGCTGATGGAGACATTCGCGGGTTTCAGCAGCGCCTAGTTGAGCGCGCACGTCAATTGAAGCCATCGGCAGAAGCGCTCAACCGCGCCGATGCCTTTTTCGCCGTGCGACGCATGTTCGAGCACATGCTCGTCATTGGCGGCCGTGACGCAACCATTCGAGACCTTACCAGCACCGTTCGCGAGGCCCTTGAAGAGGCAGCGAACATGAGGGGCAGCCATGGACAACCAGAAGGCAACACAACCTCCGACCCGCCGAGAGATCCTGATGAAGATCGCGGAGCTGGCTGAGGAAGGTTGCGATGCTGCCGAGATCGGCAAAGACATCGTAATCCCTCGCGCCCGGGTCATTCGCTTGGCGCGAACTGCGGGAATAAAGCTGGCAGGGGCAGGCGGGCGCCGCCGCATCAAGTGCGGGGTCAAGAACCGCTATGTCCGAACACTCGATCGCTTGGCCACGATGGCGCGCATCTCGCGCAGCAGCATGGCTGAACGCCTCCTATCCGCAATCCTTGAGGACGATGGCCGCGCCGCCGTCAAGCTGCTCGGCAAAGCTGCGCTGCCCAAGCGCCGGTACAAGCCCCGCACAATGAAAACAAACCGGAGGGAGATTGCACAATGACGCACAGGCTTAAGATCGATCAGGTCGCGCCGCGCGATCAGAACATGGCGCTCATCGCCGAACTGGCCGGGATCATGTCGGATCTCGCGAATATGCAGGTTCGCGTCAGCCGGTTGTTCAAGCATCTCTCGACCACCGGCATTATGGCTTCGGCCCCGACCAACAGCGGGATAGCCGATGAAAACAGGAATCCACAATGCCCCTCTAACCGCGATGGAAGCGCGGACGGTGAGGCATCCTCGGGCGTAGTTCCGCAAGACGAAGCGCCCCAAGCCGGCACAGGTAGCGAGATGCTTGCGGACCGTGAGGGGCGCATCGCGAAGGGAGCCGGGGAGGAACATGCCTCGGCTCCCAATGCGCGCCCAACGCAGAAGGATCGCGTTCTTGACGTTTATGCGTCGACGACCCTGAACCAGGTGGAGATTGCAGGCCAGACGGGGGACAAGCTCTCCTCGGTTCGCGCTCAGATCAGCCTGGGACGCAAGGCCAAGGACGAACGTGTCCTGAAGGGCGATGCGGCACGAGCTGCGGCACGAGCTGCGTTCCTCGCGACCGACCCTGACGAAACGTTTGCCGCGGCAGTGGCCCTGACTGCGCCGGAGCCACCGCGGACCGTCGCGCCCAAGTCAAAGCCGGCCGCCGACGATGGGCCTCCCAGGTTCCGCCCGCCGAGTGCATCGCCGGTCAAGGCCATGGCACCCAAGGCCTTTGAGGCGCCGGCCGTGCAGGTCAAGCCGAGCATCGACATCGATGCCGACGTGATCATGGTGGTGGACGAGGCAAACCTTCAGATCTACGGCCCGTTGGGGGCGCTCAATGTGTCGCGGCCGCTGGCCTGCTCCCTGACGCGGCTTCAGGACGGCAATCTATACGACAACAAGCTCCTTCAGGCCGTCGGCGAATGGCCTTCCGAGACCTCGATGAAGGACCACTTCCGCGCCATGCGGAGCAAGCTCGCCAGGATCGGGGTCGACCTGTTCGAGGTCAAGAACTTCGGGTTCAAGGCGCGTCGGCTGGAGGGCTCCAATGCATGAGCCCGCGCGAAAGGTCGAAGCCCACCTGTGGGATCGTGATCCTGATGATTTCTACATAGAGCCGGAATGGGTGAACGAACGCCTCTTCCAGCTCGAGAAGTTCGAGGGCACCATCTGGGATCCTGCCTGCGGAATCGGCCGCGTCGTGCTGGCCGCACGGGCGGCCGGTTATGAAGCTTTCGGCTCGGATAAGATCCATCGTGCGGACGTCTGCTCCGTGCAGGCGAATTTCCTCGATCTGGTGGAGGTGCTCGGCGACAACATCGTCAGCAATCCGCCCTACAGCGACGACATCCTGCGGCCGTTCATCGAAAGAGCCCTGCGGCTTGCCCGCGGAAAGGTGGCAATGCTGCTGCCGACGGTATGGGCCAACGGCGCGGAGACAAGCGAGTGGCTGGAGTCCACGCCGTTGTATCGCGAGTACCGGATCGGACCGCGGCCCTCGATGCCGCCGGGCCGCGTGATCATGGCTGGTCACAAGCCGGGGGGCGGCAAGAAGGACTTTTCGTATTTCGTTTGGCTCCGCGGCTTTGACGGCAAGCCGACGGTTCACTTCCTGCGGAAGAACGGCAGACCGTCAAGATGAGCTTCACCCCCAGCAAAGCCTATGAGGAATGGGTGGAGGAGGCGCGCTCGGTACCGGTCCTGAGCGAGCTTGAGCGCCGTGGCGTGAAGATGAGGGGAGGGACCGAACGTGCCGGCCCTTGCCCGGCCTGCGGGGGTGACGACCGGTTCAGCATCAACACCAGCAAGAACATCTTCAATTGCCGGGGCGCTGGTGGCGGCGATGTGATTGCCATGGTGGAGCATCTGGACGGCTGCGAGTTCCTGGCCGCTTGCGAGACGCTTACCGGCAGGCCTCCACCTGGGCGCGAGCAAGCAGAATCCGAGGAAGAGAAGAAGGCGCGGGAAGAGCGGATCGCAGCCCGCAAAGCGGAGCGCCAGCGCCGCGAGGACGATGACCGGGCGCGCGAGGACGAGGAACGGCGCGAGACACTGGCGTCCATTGAACGCATCTGGAACGAGTCCCGGCCCTTCGCGGGGTCACATGCCGCAAAATACCTGGAGGCGAGGGGACTGACACCCCCTGCGCGGCTGCTCGGAGATCTGCGGTTCGTACCGCAGCTCGGGTATCGAGGATACGCCAACGCTGAATCGGAAGAGACCGTGCCGCTCGGCTCCTATCCCGCCATGATCGCGGCGATCCGCGACGTGAACGGCTCCATCATCGCCCTGCATCGCACCTACCTGGATCCATCACAGCCCGCCAAGTTGCAGCCGCCCGGTGATGTGAAGCGAAACAAATCCAAGAAGGTGATGGGTGAGGCCAAGGGCGGGATGATCCACCTGGGAGAGATCGGGGAGACTCTTGCCATAGGCGAGGGGATCGAAACCGTCCTGTCCTGGTTCGTGCTCGGGCTGGTGGACTACGAGGTCTCGCTTGCCACCTCGATTTCCCTGGGCAACCTGTCCGGCAGCGCGGCGGGCTCTCTGCCGCACCCGAGGCTGAAGCGCGAGGACGGCAAGCCTCGCCCGATCCCGAACGGCACCCCTGACCTGGAACGGCCAGGCATCGTCCTGCCGGCGCAGGTCAAGCGCGTGATCCTGATCGGCGACGGCGACAGCGACCCTGAAACCACGCGCGCCCGGCTGCTGGTGGCCGCGCGGCGATTCAGGCACCAGGGCCGGGAGGTCCTCGTATCGATGGCGCCTGATGGTTCTGATTTCAATGATGAGTTGATTAAGGAGCTCGGGCTTGAGGTGGCAGCATGACACGAGGGCCCATCACATTTCAGGAAGAACGCACCCCGTGCGGTGCTCCCGGTCTGCGCCCGGTCTACGTTCGCAGCACCTATCAGACCGGGACCCCAGCAGACTACCTCGCTGACTGCCTTGTCTCGCGTCCGAAACCCTGGATCCTCATCATCTGGGAACCGCTGTGCACGAAGGCCCCGGCTCCTCCCAAGGCCGCGCCATACTGCTGCTACATACAGACAGTCATCTTCTACCATTCCCCTTACATCAAACGCCCCTGGAGCCGCTTGTATCGGAATGGCCGGGGCGCGTTGCGCGCGGAATCCCCTGGCTCTTTTGAGCAATGGGACAAGATCGAGACACGCCTCACAGGCGGCGATGTGGTCGCCTTCGAGGCCGAGGAATTTGAGATCGGCGGCGGCCAAGTGGTTTGGGCTAAGGGCCGGTGGTGGATGGGCCGGGGAGCGCGCCGGAAACAGGTAGGGGCAGCATGACCGAGCTCCCTCCCATCAAAACCCTAGAGGAATTCGAGAAGGAGACGACCCGGCTGATCAACCCGCCGGTCTCGAAACTGGGTCTCGTGCTCTGGTCCAATGTTGAGAAGAATATCGAGGCGCATGAGTACCTGGTCGAGGACCTGATCACGGCTGGCGAGGTCGCGCTGATCGGCGGCGATTCAGGCGCCGGAAAGACCTTCCTGACGCTCGATATGGCGATGAGCGTTGCACGCGGAGCGCCGTTCCTCGACAAGTTTCAGGTTAAGCAGGGTGGGGTGCTTTACCAGCCGGGCGAGGGCGCCCGTGGCCTCAGGACCTTGCGCATTCCGGCCTATAAGCGGGTGCACGATCTTTGCGACGACGATCCGATCCCATTCGGTGTTCTCTCCTCGAGCGTGAACTTGTACCGGGACGATGCCGACACCGACAGCCTGATCAACGACATCAACCTTGCCGGGCAGCTTATGGGCTGCCCGGTGCGGCTCCTGGTGATCGATACCGTTTCCAAGGCCACCCCAGGAGCGGACGAGAACAGCGGCAAGGATGTCGGGCCCGTGCTCGCGCGCTGCCAACGCATCCGTGACGCAACGGGCGTCACGGTGCTCCTCGTGGCGCATACCAATGCCAGTGGTGCCAAGATCCGCGGCCATACCTCCTGGCGAGCCGATGTCGATAGCGTCTTGATCTGCGCCCGCCGTACCGACGGCAAGAGCGTCGGCATGGATAAGGACGCCAACGGCCGCGAGATCCGTGACCTGCAGGTCGCGAAGCTTAAGGATGGTGAGGACGGCAAGAAGTACCCGTTCGTGCTCCGAGGGCATCTTCTGGGCGAGCGGCCGAACGGCAAGCCCCTGACATCATGCACCGTCGAGACGCCGGACATGGGGATGCTTAGGGATGCCCGTGAGGATGCCAGCCCGGCGGTGAAGCGCCTGTCCGACAAGCCCTACAACTATCTCAAGGCCATCGAGCAGGCCATTGAGGAGCACGGCGAAGCTCCGCCGCCTGAGGTGAAGCTGCCGTCCAGTGTCATGGTCGTGAATCGCAAATACGTGCGGGATGCCTACGCCCTGCTTTACCAGGGGCAGGAGGACGATCCCGTCAAGCGCGATCAGAACATGCGGAAGGCCCGGGAACGCCTGGGCGAGGTTCTGCTAGCCCGTGGATATATGGGCCAGCACAAGGATTGGATCTGGCTGACCGGGAGGCACAAGCGCAGGGCGAATGTCACGCGCAATGCCGGAAATGTCACGGCGGACGGTGAAAACGTCACAAGCTCTGGCCGAAGCGTCACACCAAACACGGAAAGTGTCACGGATGATGATCCGGCCTGGTAAGCCCATGGGGGCACCGAGGCAACAAAAAGGCCGGGGTGATGCACCCCGGCCTCTCGGCTTGCTCGAGTCCGCCGATTGTCCATGCGAACTCATTTCAAAGCGTGTCAGGCTCAATCCCAAGCGCCTTTGCGATCCGCTCGACAACGTCCCTGGTCGGGTTCTTACGTCCCGTTTCGATATCGCTGAGATAGCCCTGCGTGATGCCTGCGTCGTCAGCAAGCTCAACCTGGCTGCGTCCGAAGGAACGCCGGACAGCTCGGAGACGCGCCCCAGTTGGAAGGTGCTCTTCGGGCTTAGGTGGGCGGCCATCAGGTCCGGCGCGCACAAGCCCTTCCTCTCCGGATGCGATGCGCTGGCGGCCTTCAGCAATCAGGCGCTCGGTCATGCGATCCTCGGCCTCCTCGTCGCCCAGGCGGGCAAGCATGGCGTCATAGTCTCGGCGGGGGAGAACGACGAGTTCCTCGCCGCTATCGGTCTTGATGATCTGCGGGTTCATGATGATCCCCTCCTATCGGTAAACCTCTCGGCGGTGCCCCGCCGCAAGGATGGTGATGGTTTCGGCCGTCTCGTCGAAGACGATGCGGTAGTCGCCGATCCGGATCCGCAGGCCCATGCCCCCCTTCATCTGCTTCACGTCGCCTTCGCCGGTGAGGGCATAGACGCGGAGGGCTTCGAGGATGGCTTCCTGGGCCTGCTCAGGCAGGTTCCAGAAGGAGCGGGCTGCGGTGGTGGTGTAGATCAGCGTCTTGTTCATAGCGATAATATCGCTCGACTCAGCGATAAATGCAACCCTGTTCAGCGATATTTATCCGTTTTCTCGACCGTTAACAGTAATCTTAACTATTTGGTCATAAACAGGTGCTCGGGGATCCAAGGAGGCCTTCATGTCAGACATTCAACTTTCAACTGAAGGGCACCCGGCCTACGAGGCATCTGGACCTTACGAAGTCCCTCCATTCTGGACGCCCGAGCATGTGGCGCACCGCCTGATCCATGCCTTCGAGGTGTTGCTCGCGGTCGGGGGAGGGGTAGGGCCGCGATCCTGCGGGGCCACATGGCCCGTAGCGATCCGGGAGTTCGCCGATCTCCTCGAGGATGATCGGGACGCGGCGCGTGACTCGTTTGTAGCTGCGCTGAACCGGCCGACCGCCAGCGAGATCGATCAGTCGGATGAGGCGCTTGCCTGGCCTCTTCGATACATGGCCGACGAGCCCATGGCGGCCGACGCCGTGCTGCTCTGGTCATTCTGCAAGGCAGGAGGCTTCTCGATCACGGCGGCCCTGCGCGCTAGGACGGAGCGGGCAAAGCGCATGGCGGCCCGGATGCAGGAAGAGGAGAACCAGCGCATCCAGCGCGAGCGGAAGCTCGCTATCGTGGAGGCCGGAAGGTGGCGAGATGAAAAGGCGAAGGAGATGGGCCTTGCATCGATGCCGGAGCCTGAAAGGCATGAACGCTGGCAGGAGCTGACAGAAGGCATGCGGTCCCGCATCGCCGCCGATCATGAAAGGCTCAAGCCCGTCGTTTTTCTGCCCTGGCAGGCGGTGCCTGAGAAGATTCTGTCCCGAACGTCGCTGGACAGGTACTTGCCGGCAGGGCTGGCCTTCCTTGCGGAACAGCTGCACGATGCCCGGGTTCCAGTCCGTTGACCGTCCCCGTCGGATCAGGAACCTGTCTTAAGCATAGGATGAAATAAAGGCACTCGGAGGATAGGCAATGCGCCGTCCTTGAAATATACGAAGTAGCTTACGGCCTTCAGGAATGACGACCATACACGAGCTATTATCCTCTCCGATGCCTGCCAGAGATACTGACGTGGCTTCAGTTGCCACCTACAAGTACAATGTTCGGGATTACGGGCCTGAGCATCTGGCTCTTTTGGGCCTTAGTTGCCTGAAAGGGGTTGGCTTCAGGACGCTTCAAGCGATCGCGGACGCGGGGGTTCCCTTTTCCGACGTCCTGTCCACTGACGAGACGGATGACGCTGTTACCATACTGAAGAGCTTCGGGGCTCGTATCGAAGGAAATATCACAGATTGGCCGTCGGTTAGAGCAAGGGCGACCGAGCGGGCAGAGAAGTACATTGAGGATTTCAAGCAAAACGGTATCTCCCTTATTTTGCGGGACTCTCCGGACTACCCAGAACAACTGCTCGATTTAGCCTCTGCTCCACATTGGTTGTTTGTTCAGGGTGATCCAGATGTTCTCCATCGTGCATCGATCGCCGTAGTGGGTACCCGAAAGCCAACCGAGGATGGACTGTTCCTGGGCAAGTATGTGGGAGCATGCCTACGCGAGTGGGGAGCGCCCACAGTAAGCGGGCTGGCTCTTGGGATTGATCAGCAGGCTCATGAGTTGTCGCTTCGCGCAGGAGTGCCCACGATCGCCTTTTTGGGAACTGGAATTTTCTCCGAGTACCCAAAGGGAACAGCAGGACTCCGAGAGAGGATTCTGGCAGCAGGTGGAGCAATCGTTACGGAATACCTTCCCCGAGAGACTTACTCGGCAGATAATTTCGTTAAACGAAACCGTCTTCAAGCGGCATTGAGCCGAATCCTCATCCCAGTCGAGTGGAACTTTAAGAGCGGCACCGCGCACACCGTGCGATTTGCAGCGTCCTTAAAGAGGCCGATAGTTTGTTTACGCATGCCGGATTGGAGCGACGAGCGCCTATCGACTGACATGCTGACCAAGTTTGAGACTTGCAGTGTATTCACCATTCCCGGTGAAGAGACCGCTTTACGTGACCACATTAAGCGGAAGCTGGCAGTCCCAAGGCCGCACCCTAATCCTCAATTCTCTCTGTTCGACGAATGAAAAAATGGCTGGTCTGAAAGGCGTAATCTTCTCTCTTCGCGATGTCTTGGCCAAACACGGGCCAATCGACAATGCTCTCTTCAACGAGACGCTCAAGTTGCTGCGCTATTTGCAGTCCAAAGGTATCACACCTGTCTTTGCGACTAACCATGCTTGGGATCTTACCGTAAACGGCAAGGAAATGAGCTTCGAGGGCTACCTTGCGCAGAAGATTGGCCCAGTAAAATTCTACGTCGCACAACGGGGCGACATGGATTGGAAGCCAAAGGCAGGGGCTGTCGGTCGGATTCTGGCGGACCAAGGATGGGATAAGCGGGAGGTCATATATGTCGGCAACAGCCGAGATGACATGATCACTGCCCGAAACGGCAAAGTGCTTTTCCTGAATGCACTCTGGCATGGCGAAACAAACCCGTATGGCTTTCAATTCGATTCGCCGAAGGACATAGCGCGATTCATTGATTGTATTTGTCTCGGGCTAGATGAGTGGTTCTGGAAGATCGAAGACGGAAACCTTCGCGTCTATGCTCTTGCTCCATTCACGACAATGTCTCCCGCAATGTCAGCTGCCCATGCTTACTCCGCAGGTGCAAGGGCTACAGCCAAGGACGGCGCCGACGATGCGGGGTTCTGGGGAAGGCTTCTGGCCGCGCGAACTTACTTCTCCGGACTCGTCGACGAGATCGATTTTGTTACTGCCTATCCAGGGCACAGTCCGACATCGAAGCAGAGCGTCGTTGCCGATGCGCTCGGTATCCTGGCAGAGTCTTTGCATAAGAAATTTCTGCCGGACCTCATCATTCGCCACACAAAGGCACAACAGTCTCACAAGGCACGAGGTGCCGGTGGCTCAGTCGGATTGGTCAATCAGCTCTCAACGATTCACCTGAATGAGCATCCGCGAAAGGGTCTCCAGGCTGACCCATATAAGAACAATCCAATGGGAAGAGGCAAAACAGTTCTTGTGGTGGATGATTTCTGTACTGAAGGGAACTCATTCGAGGCTGCACGGGCATTCATTGAGGCGACTGGTGCTCGCGCAATAGCCCTGAGTTGGCTTAAAACAATCAGCAAGGACTACAGGGAGATCGACGGTCGAATTCCGATCGGTAATCCGTATGTTCCACTCAAAATTACTCAAGAGCCTCCAACCAAAGGCCATTGGTACAGCAGTGCTATCGTTGACCGGTCGGTAATGACTGACTTGGCCGAGGTCTACTCACGTTATTACAACTGGGACTGGCCATAGGTCCGCAGAGCAGAAACGCACCAGGCGGCGCGCTTCGGACTCTTGATCAGTCAGGGGGCGAGAGTGACAAACGACATGCTGACCCGCTTCACTGATGCAGCGACAGCGCTGGCGCAGCAAGCTCGGGAGCTCTCTGAGGCGAATGCTCGTGAAATGGCCTCCATCAAAGAAGAGAATGAACGTTTACAGTCCGAGATCGAGCAAGTCCGAAAGCAACAAGCTGCTGCCGTGCAGGCCGCAGTCACCAGGATCGGGCGCAACCCGGACATGAGCCGGGCAATGGAGGAGGCTTTCCAGGCCGGGCGCTCGGCAGGATTGGCAGAAGCCGCCGACATGGCTGAAACCTACGTATTTGAATGTATCGATGGTGAGCCTATTAAACTCGGCTTTGACCGTGGCATGGCTATCGTAGTCCAGCATCTGCTCGCGGAGCATATGAGGGCTCGAGCTGAGGGGCAGGAAGAACCCGTGCATGTTCCCTTCGATCCACGATCCCCTCGGGGGAGAAGGTGATTAGTTCCATGTTCTGAGGGAAAAAGCTCCTTCAGATTTTCATCTCGTGCATACTTTCTGGGCGGCCTCGAAGTCTGCCTAAGTTTTTCTGCTGCAATCGGAATGTGTTCTCGTGAAGTCGGTCTAAACCTATGCACGAGTTGATGAATTTTCCCTCTCAAGGGGTGGTGACACCAGGGCCGTTTTCGGGCATCCAATTTGCCATCGTCGCACGACGTGTGAACTGACGGGCTCCGGCGCGGGGACAGGCCATCTTCTTCCTTCATGGTCTGGGCGCTGGAGCCCTGTCGGGGAACGTCCATTGATCGGCTCCGTTCCGAGAGGAACGCTACCGGACGGCATAACCGCTATCCCTTCGATCCAGCAGGCAACGCCTGCAGCGACGACCCATTTTCAGAAAGCCCCTCGCGTAAGCGGGGGTCAGGTGCTGCGAACACCTGAACCGCGAGCTGTGAACTCGCATGACCGCAGCGGCCAACCACGGCCACCCCGCACCGCGCGCAGCGGCACGGGCAAGCATCTGCTCCAGTCATGCAAAATCCGTTAACACTGGCCGTCGAGGACTGGCCAATCGATAAGATCCGCCCCTATGAGGGCAACCCTCGTGTCATCCCGCAGATCGCAATCGAGAAGGTAGCCGCCTCAATCAGGGAGTTCGGCTGGCGGCAACCGATCGTCGTAGACGAGGATGGCGTGATCCTTGTCGGGCACACCCGGCTCAGGGCGGCCCGGCAGCTCGGACACTCAACCGTCCCGGTGCACGTGGCGCACGGGCTCACCAAGGACCAAGCTCGCGCTTACCGGCTCGCTGACAACCGGGTTGGGGAAGAGACCGAATGGGATCTCGAAGCTCTGAAGCTGGAGCTTCAAGATTTGGGGAGCCACCGCGCCGATCTCGTGCTCACGGGCTTCGATGCCGAATATCTGACCGAACTGCTCGACCCTCCCGGTCCAGAGGCACCGACGGACTTCAAGGCGTTCGATGAAACCATCGAGACGAACTGCGAGTGCCCAAAGTGCGGCTACAAATGGAGCCGCACCTGATGGCGCTCCGGATCAAGAAGTTCGGCTCGAAAGAGCATGTCGAGCATAGCATCGACGCACCCAGCCCAGCCATTTTGGCTGGAGGTATCAATGGCGTCCGCCACGGCCAATATCAGCTCACCGCAGTGGACCCTCCTGGTGATAGCCTACCGCCCGGGATCTCGATCGAGGAGGGTAAGCCGCCATACCGTGTCCCGAGCATGGAGGAGATTAGGGCGTTGCTTTGGAACGGCCTCAAGGTCGCCTCCACCTTCGCCGGCTGCGGGGGATCCTCCACCGGGTACCGCATGGCCGGTTACCGGGTGGTTTGGGCGAATGAGTTCGTGCCGATCGCGCAGGAGAGCTATCGGGCCAATATGGCACCGTACACTATCCTCGATGGGCGAGACGTGCGCCAGGTACAGGCCCGAGAGATCCTTGAAGCGACCGGCATGAAGGAAGGCGAGCTCGACATCTTCGATGGCTCACCGCCATGTCAGGCGTTCTCGAGCGCAGGAGCCCGAGAGCGCGGTTGGGGCAAGGACAAGGTGTACGAGCACGGCGCCAAGCAGCGGAACGAGGAGTTGTTCTTCGACTATATCCGCCTGCTGGACGGTCTGAAGCCGCGCGCCTTCGTGGCAGAGAACGTGTCCGGACTCGTGAGGGGAACCGCGAAGGGCTACTTCCTCGATATCCTCGCGGCCCTCAAACGGTGCGGCTATCGGGTCGAGGCCCGCGAGCTGGACGCTCAATGGCTCGGTGTCCCACAGTCCCGACATCGCATCATATTCATCGGTGTTCGTGAAGACCTGAACTTGGCGCCGGTCTTTCCAAAGCCGCTCAGGTATCGGTATTCGACTCGTGAGGCCTTGCCCTGGATCGGGCGTGCCGTCCACGATACGTCCGGTCAGTTCTCCCTTGGAGAGTTTACCGATAAGCCGAGCCCAGCCATCCTCACAGGGGCATCTCACTATCATGTGCTGGATGGAGCCGGAGAAGGGCAACGGCGCCGAAGGTTCGAAATTTGCGAGGCTCGCCGTCTGTGCGGCTTTCCCGACGATTTCATCCTGAAGGGGTCGTACTCACAGCAGTGGGAAAGACTCGGGAATTCCGTGCCTCCCGTGATGATGTCCCGGATCGCGGCAACACTGCGCGACCAGGTGCTGCTCCAGTCCAAATGACTCACAGTTCGGTGCGCTCGCACAAGGGGGAGTGAAGGCGGCTGTCGTACCCGCCGGAGCAATCTCGACGAGCCCGTGTGCTGCCTCGGGCGACGGGGCGCGCGCCGACCATCCCTGCCTCGGCCGAACGGCTGCGTGATGCGCGGCCTGCTGACGTAGCTCCAGGTGGGGAAACCAAGGCTGCTGTGTGCTCCCGGCCGGGATGCGGAGCAACTGCCTGGCGAGGCAGGAAGTCCGGTGGAAGCCCGGCGCCTCTCAATAAATCTTGCAAGGATAGCGACGAAATCGCGTCGTCCAGCGTGGTGCTGCGTTAAGCCGACCAAGCGGAGTTGCATGCCTTGAACAGGGCAGCGGATGCTGGCAACTGCCTCAACACCGCACAGGAGGCAGCCAACGTAATCGTGGCAGAGATGAAGTGGCGGGCGCTTGTTGGAAGCGCCTGACGGTACGGCACGGCGGCCAAGGAGGGTGCGTTCTTCGAGGAGTACGGGATCGCAGCGGCATGAGCTTGCGCTGCTTCCGGAGGGGCGGCTATCGTGCTGGCAAGAACTTGGGGGGCACTCATGCGTTTTCCACTCGTAATCCTGGCACTCGTCGCCGTCGGCCCAGCATGGGCGCAGTACTGTGGGAACGAATACGCCACGCAGCCCGCGCGGGCCGAGATGGTTGGCAAAATTGAGAAGATGATCTCCAATTCGCTGGACAGGATCGAGAGCGTTCCGCCGGACGTAGCCGAGTATATTGAGAAGGAACAGGACGCGGCGGTGGCGCAGGGCAACAGCGCACGAATGAACATGGTTTTGGCCCACAGGTACTACCCTGCGCAAGAGGTGCAGAAGCACCTCAAGGTCGTGCGGGAGAACCTTGCGGCGGCGAGGACGGCACGGTCGATCGCAGACCAAGCCGTTTACCTGTCGGTGGTCCTGTCCAGGTACACGGACTTCACTGAAGCCGTTGAGGACTACATCGACGCCGACAATGCCCGACAGCAGCGCGTGCTCGACCGCAAAGCCGAGCAGGACATCTACTTCATGCTCCCTTCGACGAAGGCTTTCATTCTGCTCGCGCTCCAGTGCGGCATCCGAGAGATGGAAAAGTCCTAGCGATCTCCCACCAGGGCGCCGACAGACAACGGGGCGTCCTTTGATTTTTGTACCCGTCGTGTACCTTCGCTCTACCCTGGAGCGCATGGGGTACATCATCGTCAACGTGAACCCGTATGGCGTGGCGGCGCGCAAGGGCCTCGGCCTGAAGGTCGATTGGCATCCACTCGTGCTGCCGAAAGGAGAGGGGTAGGCCATGCGGAGGCACGGAAAAATCCTGTCAATCCACAAAGCCGGCCATAGGAAGGCGAAATTTTCGCAATCTCGTGCATGGTCGGCGGCGATGTGGCCACCCAGGAAATTCCATTGCCGCGCCGGGGCTTAGCCGCCTCGCCGCACCATCTAAGACCTGTCACAAGATTGAAATCTGGTCGATTGACATCCCGGCTTGACCGGCGTTTCACTCCTTTGGCCGATCGTCGAGCGAAAGCGAAGACAGGCAATCCCTTCCCACCCGCCATCCGGACCCGAAGCCGCGAGCCCCTTCAGGGGCGCGAGCGGTGCTTCATGGCGCACCGAGTTCTGGAGATCACGGCAATGCAGCTCGAGATCCTCCCCAAAGACCAGATCCTGGCACGCTACGGCAACGGACTAGCCGCAGTAGGAGCAGGCACAGCCGAAAAAATCATGGCTGTATCCCTCAACAAGGCAGGGCGCGATACCCGTCCCGGCATCCACCAAGCCTTGAAGCAACAAACCGGTCTGAAGATCGGGGCTATTACCCGGGCACTCAAAGAGGTGAAAGCCAGCCCGCGCACCCTGACATGGAAGCTGATCGCCAGAGGTGGGCCTGTGCCACTGAAGTACTTCTCTCCCAAAGAGGTCAGGGGAGGCATCAAACACACCTCTCCGATGGACCCGAATCCCTACAATGGGGCGTTCGTACGAGTTGGTGGGTGGGTCTCCAACGAAGGCAAGCGAGGACGCGTGTTTCGTATGGGGGCCCGTAAGAAGACGGGGCGTTTCGGTGGGCACGTCATGATCAACGTCGCAGGCGGTAAGTGGGGCGGTCGGGTCGAGAAGGTGATGTCCAAGGTCTCGATCCCGAATGCCATGATCGAAGGGAAAAGCAGGGCAGCCTTCGAGACAATGGGACCGCGCGTCGTCGAAGAGGTCGGTCGCGTCCTGACCGGCGTGATCAATGGCAGCATCAACCTGCCATCCCGCGCCAAGGCACCCTGATCTTTCCTGCAGCACCCAAGCCTGAAAGGCACCAAGGGCAGGCAACTCTTTGACCATGCGTCACCCCCCTCCTGGGGTCTTGGGGCCTTCCTGAAGCCTCCCCCTACGCGGGGGCGGCCCCCCCGGTTTTTGAGCATATTTCGAGAATCCCAATCCGGGTTTTGATTTGGTTTTCCTGCAAGCGGGCAAGACCGAAAACGGACGCTTCGTGCGCCTCCGCAAACATGGATCTGAAGGCCGATGAGCGAGGCGAAGTCCAAGGATAAACCCAAGGGTTCTGCCGCCGGTCTGATCCCCATCGAGCAAGCCTCGAAGCTGCTTATGATCGGCGCCGAACGTATCCGACAGCACATCAAAGATGGCTTCATTCCGCGGGCTACGCGGGGGAAGGTTTCGCTGGTCGGGGCGGTTCAGGGGAGGCTCCGTTTCCTTGAGGAGCAACTGCAGAAATCAACCCAGGCCTCCGGCGCCAACAAGGTTCGGGATGCGCGCGAGCGCGAGATCAACCTTCGGATCGCCAAGGAAGAGAACCGGCTGATCGAATTCGATGAAGCCCAAGGCGTCCTGGACGAACTGATCGGCGACTTCAAAGCGGCTCTGGCGGGTCTGCCAGCACGGGTCACGAAGGACCCAGTCCTCCGGGTCACGATCGAGCGGAATTGCGATGACATTCTCCGAAAGCTCGCTGCTGATACCGCCGAAAAGGCCAAGGCTGTTGCGGCGGGCGGCTCATCTGCTCCAACCCTCGACGAGGTCGACGCCTGACGAGTGGGGGGCAGCTAACCGCACCTATCCCCCAAGCGCCGGTATTCCGGGCCCGCGGAACCCGTACCTGACGCCATACGCCATCCCGTTTGGGCGTGGCGTCGCGGCACGCCGGCATAGGCGTGTCGTCTTTGTCGTCGGCGCCCAGATGGGGAAGACGGAAACGTTGCTCGATATCATCGGGCAGCGTCTCGATGAGCGGCCGGCGCCGATCCTCTATGTCGGGCCGAACAAGCAGTTCTTGAACGAGCAGTTCGAGCCGCGCGTCATGGCGTTGCTCGATGAGGCTCCGCGTCTCGCCGGCAAGGTGGCTCGAGGTAAGCGCATGACGAAGACCCGTAAGGTCATCGCCGGCGTGCCGCTTCGCCTGGCGCATGCAGGGTCTTCAACTGCGCTGAAGTCCGACCCTGCCGCTCTGGCGGTGACAGATGAGGTCGACGAGCTCGTGGCGAATGTGAAAGGGCAGGGTGATCCGACCGGCCTGATCGACGCTCGCGGCGATACCTACGATGACTTCGTTCACGCGATGGTCTCGACCTGCACCAAGGGCATTAAAGAGACGGAGATCGATCCTGTGAGCGGCCTGAAATTCTGGAAAGTGCAGGCCGCCGAGGACATCGAAAGCACGATCTGGAAGTTCTGGCAGGGCGGCACCCGCTATCATTGGACCTGGCGCTGTCCTGAGTGTCGCGAATGGTTCATCCCGCGCTTCGAGTGCCTGGAATACACCGGTAAAGGCAATGAACTGAGAACGACCCCTGCTCTGGCTCGCGCGACGGCTGTTCTCGTCTGCCCCAACAACGGCTGTGTCATCACGGAAGAGCACAAGGAGCAGATGAATGCCGAGGGCGTGTACGTCGCGCCCGGGCAGAGCATCGATGCCGACGGCCACGTGGTCGGCGGCCCCCCTGAAACCGACACGCTGTCGTTCTGGGCGTCCGGGCTGGCCTCGCCGTTCCAGAGCTTCGGGGATCGCGCCGCGCGTTACGTCGAGGCGGTCCAATCCGGTGATCCTGAGAAGATCCAGACGGCGGTCACGCAGGGCTTCGGTGAGCTCTGGGCTCCAACCAATGGTGATGTGCCGGAATGGAAAGAGGTCGAAGACTGCAAGTTGCCCTACCTGTCGAGCGATGTGCCGGATGGGGTGCTCTTCCTGACAGCCGGCGTGGACGTGCAGAAGCGCAAGCTGGTCTATGTGGTCCGCGGCTGGGGCGTTCGGCAGGAATCCTGGCGGCTTGACGCCGGGGAGCTGCACGGATCGGGCGACACCCGCCTCGATGACATCTGGCTTGACCTCTATGAGCAGATACTCGATCGCGATTATGGCGGGCTGCGCATCATGCGCGCCTTCATCGACTCCGGTTTCCGGCCGGGCAAGGCTGAGGCTGGCGACGAGAACAAGGTCTATGAGTTCTGCCGCCGGCATTCGCGGCTATGCTACGCGACCAAGGGGTTCGATCATCGGCTCGAGCCGATATCGGTGAAGCGCATCGACGTGACCCCCGCCGGAAATCGGCCGAAATACGGGCTCGATCTGGTGCGCCTCGATTCTGACGTCCTGAAGTCTTGGGTTCATTCCCGCGTTCGGTGGCCGAAAGACCACCCCGGTGGCTGGCACCTGCCAATGGATGCGACCGAGGAATATTGCCGCCAGATTGTGAACGAAGCGCGCATGAAGAAGCCGGGTGGCGGGTTCGTCTGGGTTCCTCGTGGACCGCGCGACTATCTTGACGCCGAAGCTTTGGCTTACGGCGCAGCGAAGATGCTCGGACTTGAACGCCTGAGCGACAACGCGGTCCGCCGGTCGACGAGCGCGTCGACGCTCAGGCGGCCCGATCCCGAACCCAGCGAAGCGTCCCCGGACGGGGATCAAGACGCTGCTACACCGCTACAACGCCCCACCGCATCGTCATTCCTGGGTGGGCGAGGATCCAACTGGTTTAGGCGCTGAGCATGGCAGATCCCGTTCTCACCCCTGCAGACGTGACGGTGCTGAAGAAGGCCATCGCCTCAGGGGCTCTCAAGGTTCGTTACGCCGATGGTCGCGAGGTCACCTATCGCTCGCTCAAGGAGATGCTCGAGATCCTCGATAGGGTGGAAGACGAAATCGCTCCTAGCTCGAAGTCACGCGTATCATTCGCCAAGTTCGTAAGGGATTGAACCGTGTCCAGAGTCCTCAAGGCCCTTGCGTGGATTTCACCCCAGGCCGCGCTCAGTCGTGCGCGCGCCCTGGCGATGATCGAGGCGTCGACCCGCTACGCAGGGGCAACCACCGGACGGCGCGGGGCTTCGTTCCGAGGCGGGGCAGGTAGCGCCAATGCGGCCATCGGCGGCAAGCTGTCGATCCTGCGGGAGCGATCCCACGAAATGGTTCGCGACCATTGGGCGTTCTCGCGCATCCTCGACGTGACGGTTGGTCACGCCGTCGGGGCAGGAATCTCCATCCTTCCCGACAATGGCAACGACCGAGTCGATAGGATCGCGAAGGTAGCCTTCGAGGAATGGGCGGCATCGGCCGACATCAGCGGGGAGAACGACCTGAATGGCCTTCTGGCACTTGCTGTGCGCGGCATGCTGGAGGGCGGAAATACCCTGACCCGGATGGTCCCGCGGAAGATGGACGGTAAGCGTAAGGTCCCCTTGGCGCTGCAGCTCCTTGAGGGTGAGCACATCGACCATACCAAGGATGGTAAGATCAACGGCAAACAGACGCGCCTGGGCGTGGTATTGGGCGACCATGACGAGCGCCTGGGCTATTGGGTCTTCCCCCAGCATCCAGGCGAGAACACGGCCGGCATCGGGCAAACGGACGCGGTCTTCCTTGACCGCGCCGAGACGATCCACCTTTACCGCCAGCTTCGACCTGGCCAGATCCTCGGCGTTCCGGTCTTTGCCCCGATCCTGCTGCCGGCACGCGATCTCGATGATCTGATGGAAGCCGTCATCATCAAGGCGAAGATCGAAGCCTGCTTCTCAGCTTTTGTGACGAAGCAGGGCGATGGCGGGCCGCTCGCGTCCCTGACATCCGACAAGGGCGATCGCGCGATCACCGAGATCGCGCCCGGGGTGATCAACCATCTGCGCGAAGGCGAGAGCATCACCTTCGCACAGCCGACCGGTACTAGTCACTTCGAGTCGATCAACCTTGCCGGCCTCTATGCCATGGCGGCGGGGGCCGGGGTCACGTACGACCAGATGACCGGCGACCTGCGGCAGGCGAACTATTCCAGCCTCCGGGCCGGGAAAATAGAGTTCCGACGCCAGATCGAGCAGCTGCAATGGCTGACCATCGTGCCGAAGCAGCTCAATCCAATCACGCGCCGCTTCACCGAGACGGCCATCCTGGCAGGCGCTTTGAAAGAACGTAAGGACGGCTACCGCTGGAAGTACGTTATGCCAGCGAATGAGCCGATCGATCCGAAAAAGGATCTTGAGGCCGACATCCTGGCGGTCCGTGCCGGCCGCATGAGCCCGCAGGAATTCATTGCGGGCTGGGGCCGCGACTGGCGCGAGGTGATCGATGACTTTGCGTCGTTCCTCGCCGAGATCGACAAGAAGGGCCTCGTCTTCGATTTCGATCCCCGCAAGCTCAACAAGTCCGGTTCGGAGCACCCCGAACCCCCGGCTGCCAGCGGCTCTCAAGAGTAAGGAAAACCGTAAATGTCACAGACGACGAACGGGGCGGCTCCCGCCGCTCCGATGGACAACACGCGCCTGGCTCCGGAAGGCTGGACCCCTGGACAGGTCGAAACCCGTTATGTCGAGGTCAAGAGCCTGATCCCGCGCTCCTACAATTCCAAGGAGGGCACCATCGAGGCGGTCCTCGCCACCGGCTACAGGGTCCGTCGCTGGTTCGGCTGGGAAGAACTCGCGATCCGTGACGACGCCATCAACCTGCAGCGCGTCGCTCTCGGGAAAGTCAGGCTGCTCGACCACCACAACCAGTTCGAGCGCAATGCCGTCCTGGGCGTCGTCATCGATGCCCGTGTCGAGAACGGGGCCTTGATCGGCACCATCAAGTTCGCTGACAGCGACGTCGGCCGAGAGGCCGAGCGGCAGGTGTCCAGCGGCGAGCTGACCGGCATCTCCGTCGGCTATCGCATCACCAGGCTCGTCCTCGCCGAGAGCAGCGAAGACGATGATGTCTATCGAGCCGAGGCCTGGGAGCTTCTGGAGGTCTCGCTCGTCTCCGTTCCTGCCGATCCGCACGCTGGCGTGCGGTCGCTGGTATCCCCTCGGCCCAAGCTGAGGGGATTCATCGAGACGCTTCGCACGCGGATGCGGATGCGCGCTCGCCAAGCGGGGATCGGCACCTAAGCCCCCCGATTCCACCAACGCCGCCTGTGCTCCGCCGGGGCCGCAGGGTGAAGGCGAGTTGCCCCGGATTCTTGGAGACAAAGCATGACCCGAAATAAGGTCAAAATCTTCAACATCGCGGCTATTGCGCTGGCCGCCTGCGCTGCGGTTCTCATGTTCTCGCCTGAGGCATTCGCGGCGACAGCTCCGATCAAAGTGCAGGCCGGCGACTTTGGGGCCCTCAAAGACCTCGTTGCGACGGCCAGCATCAGTCTGGCGGCTCTTCGCTCACAACACGCCGACCTCGTGTCGCGAGCTGCCGCTAAGATCGCAGAGCTCAAGGACGACACCCCACCTGAGCAGGCCCGGAAGATCGAGGACGAACATAAGGAACTCCTGCGACAGATCGAGGCGATTAAGGACGACATCGCCAAGGCCGAGGCCGATGAACGCCGCTTGGCTCTTGAAGTGGGCACCGCGCCCGCTCCGCAGGTGGACGACGCCGCCGTACGCAGCGCGGTCGGTACCGCTGTCGCTGACGCCCTTGCCACCGAGCGCCAGCGTACCGCTGAGATCACCAGCATCGGCCGTCGCGCCGGCATGGACGCCGGGGTCATCGAAAAGGCAATCCGGGACAACACCTCGGTGGCCGAGTTCCGCCAGCTTGCCTTCGACAAGCTCACCTCTGACGCCGACAAGGTCCGTGTCTCGGCGACCCATACTCGAGTCGAAATGGGCGGGCAGGACGCTGATGAGACCCGCCGCAATGCGGCGATCAACGCTCTGTTGCATCGCGCCGACCCTGGCTCCGTGAAGCTGGAGGATGCTGCTCGGGAGTTCCGTGGGCTGAGCCTCTCCGAGATGGCGAAGGACTTCCTCGAGGCGCGCGGTGTCAAAACTCGCGGACTGACGAAGTCGCAGGTCGCCGAGCGCGCGTTCCATTCGACGTCAGATTTCCCGTATATCCTGGAGAACGTGGCGAACAGATCGCTTCGTGCGGCCTATGAGGCGTACCCGCGCACTTTTCAGCCGTTCTGCCGCCAGATCACGGCTTCCGACTTCAAGGCGATGAACCGCGTCCAGATGGGCGAGGCTCCGCAGCTCCTCAAGGTGAACGAAAACGGCGAGTTCAAGCGCGGCACGATCACCGAGGGCAAGCAGTCGATCAAGATCGAGACGTATGGCCGCGTGGTGGGGATCACCCGCCAGGTGATCGTCAACGACGATCTTGGGGCATTCACCCGAATCCCGGCCATGTTCGGCACCTCGATTGCGACCCTGGAGAGCGACATCGTCTGGGCGTTGATCATTAACAACGTCGTTATGGCGGATGGCACGGCCCTGTTCCATGCCAACCACAAGAACCTCGCCACAGGTGTCGCATTCAGCATCGACGGCATCAGCAAGACGCGTCTGCTCCTGTCGAAGCAGGTCGGCCTCGACGGCAAGACCAAGATTAATGTTCGCCCCCGGTTCCTGCTCCTCCCGTCCGAGTTGGAGACCGCCGCCGAACAGCTTCTCGCCACGCCGTTCATGGCTGAGCAATCCGACAAGACGGTGCCTGCGTCCATGCGCTCACTGACCCCGATTGTCGAGCCGCGCCTGTCGGATGCCTCCGACAAAGCTTACTACCTCGCTGCCGATCCGAGTACGGTCGACACCCTCGAATATGCCTACCTCGAAGGGAATGAGGGCGCCTACATCGAGACCCGCCAGGGCTTCGACGTGGACGGCATGGAGGTGAAGTGCCGCCTCGACTTCGGCGCTGCCGCCATCGACTGGAAGGGCCTCGCCAAGAACCCGGGCGCATAAGATCGCGCGTCACGATCGAACTGACCTGACGAACGGGCGGCCATCAAGCCGCCCTTCGTCATATTGACCCGCTCTTCTTCCAGATTCGAGGAGAAACTTCGTGAAGAACTACATTCAGCCCGGCAAAGTCGTGACGGTGCCGGCCCCCTATGATGTCACGTCCGGTGACGGTGCCCTCGTCGGTGCCCTGTTTGGCATCGCCTCAACTAATGCGGCTTCAGGCGATGACGTCGAGATCGAGACCTGCGGCGTCTTCGAGATCAAGAAGACCTCGGCACAGGCCTGGACCGTCGGCGCGAAGGTCTATTGGGACAACACCAACAAGGTCGCCACCACCACGGCCTCCGGCAATACCCTGATCGGTGCGGCTGTGCAGGCTGCCGCCAATCCGTCCGAGACGGGCGTCGTCCGCCTGAACGGCACAGTCTAAGGAGCTTCCATGGCCTCGCCTTTTGAAGCCGCAATGGCGGCGGCCGACACCGCCATCACCGCGATCATGGGCGAGGCCATCCAGATCCACCCCATGGTCCAAAGCCAATACAAGGGGGCAATCCCGGATCCGGATCGCCCCGTTGTGTCGGTTCAAGCGGTCTTCACTCTCACGCCAGAGAGTGACCGCCTCAAGGGCATGAAAACAGGCGCCGAGATTGAGGGTTTCGCTGCCCTCCAGGTTGCTGATGCCGAGCTGTGGATCTGCGCCGAAGTTGTCAAATCCCTTCCGTATAGGCCGAGGGCTGATGACCGCATCGTCCTGGCTGAGAAGCCGGGGACGTCATCCTATTCCATCGTCCGTCCCAAGCCGTCCGACCTAGGCGATCTCAAATTCGCGCTGGTCGTCGAGAATGCCCCATGAGCCTCGTCAGTTTCGCGATCCGCACCTGCCTTCAACGCGCTCTCAAGGGAAAGACCTACGCAGAGGATCGAGTATTCGATTCTCAGATCACTCCCATCGACGAGAACATCGAAGCCGGGCAACAGCCCCTGATCGTGATTTCGACTGATGACGATCTCGGAGAAATCTTACATTGGGGCGTCCTCCGAACCAATCGCGGACTCGAAGTCGTAATCGAAGCCGTCCTGGCGACCTTCGTACAAACGACTGTCGAGAACGACCAAGAACAGATCGAAATCGTTATCCCGCACACCGATGCAGGCATGGAGGCGTCGCTCGCGTTCATGGTGCGTCAGATCTATCGCGGCATGATGGATTCTCTCGACCCTTGGGCGGAACTGCTCAAAGAGTTCATGGGTGATATTACAAAGGTTGTCGCGCGGCGCGGGGCGAGCGCTGAAAAGGGTGTGCGCTTCGCTGCGCGACAAGTCGTTGTGACATGTGATCCGCTTTATGAGCCCGATTTCGGCGACGACATTCCTCCGGAGAGCCCATGGGGACGCCTTCTGACCCTCATGGAGGCAGACCCCGAACTCGACGACTTGGCGAAGGTGCTTCGCGTCGAGATCACCAACGGGAACGATCTTCCGTCTTGGCGCCGCTTCCAGGCGTCTCGCGGTTGGACTACCGCGGAAGTGTGGAACGCAGGCTTCGCCCCGGTCGACGAGACCGAAACCGGCGAGGCCCCTGGAATGGTCAGGGCCGAACTCGAAAACGACGAGCGCCTCACCACAATCGAGCAAGACAGCACGAGCCCTGTTCCGCCCGGGGACTGATCCCATGCCTGATCTGACCGACATCTTGCTCGAGCTGCAGGGGCAGATCGTCGAGCTGCAGCGCCGACATGAGAATAGTGACCGACCCGGTGTGGTCCATGCCGTCGACGTCGCCAAGAAAAAGGTGAGGCTTCAGATCGGCGGAACCGACAACGAACCTTTCCTGACCCCATGGGTGCCATACGCCCAGGTGGCCGGTGAGCTGAAGATCCATTCTCCCCCGAGCGTCGGGCAGCAGATGATGTTCCGCTGCCCGGACGGGGATTTCCGACAGGGCTACGCCATTCCCTATACGTGGTCCAACCAGAATCCGTCCCCATCGGATCGGGCTGACGAGCATGTCACCGCATTTGGTCAGTCGAAACAGACGATCCGGGAGGGGCAGCTTCGCCACGAAGTCGGAAGCTCCCAGGTGAGGGTGTCCGAGGAGAGGGTCAGGGCCGTCGCACCGATGATCGATTTGAATTAGGAGCCTGCCATGGCCGGTATCTCGCGCGATGTCTGCATTGCGCTGATCCTTCGCTATATCGGCGGGACCCCTTTGCGCGGTGCGGTCAATGTCCGCGCCAACAAACTCCTGGTGGCCCGCAAGGTCGGCTTCGGCGATCTCGGTGGATTGACCGATACGGTGCTTGCCGATGGGCTTGGATCGGTCTTCAGGAGCCCCCTGGCAGGCATGAAGAGCGCTTTGCAGGGCGCGATCTCAGGTGCTGTTGCGCAGCTGAAGGAGCATTTCAGGCAGACCGATGACGATGGAGGCGGCGAAGGCTCGTCCATCATGGAAGCCGAACCCGACCCTGACGACGATGGAGCCACATATCCGCCGGAGATCGTGGCGCTGATCGAGGCGCTCGAAGGGGAGAGCGTTGGCCTTTCGGGGGCTGTCAGGCAGGTGGATCATGCCGCGAACCTCCTCTCCGGCGTCCAGCTTCCAGGCGATTTCGAGTTCGGCCTGGCCGATCTCCTCAGCCTTGCGCTCGACGGGTCGGAGACGCTCTTCGAGAGGGCATCGCGACCGCTGGAGCAGTTGCCCCGGCTCACCAAGGCCCACACCTTCGTCGCCACCCTGGCCCAGCAGGTGATCACAGGTGAGATCACGCCTGAGCGGGCAACCGCGATCATCCAGGATCACGCTTCCACCTTGCGCGCGGTGGTGTCGGCCAGCAATGCCGCTCTTGCGGCGATGCGAAACGGCGCTGAGGCCGTCGCCCTCGTTCAGGAGGCGGCGGCCGCCCTCATGGATTCCGCGATGCTGAATGCAGAGACGTCGCGAGCCAAAGTCCTCGTGGAAACCATCGTCCGGCCGGAGCCGCTCGAAACCATGAGGCAGGTCGTCCACGACTGGACGCACCCGACCGCCGAAGACGACTGAAAGGAATGATCATGCTGCGTTACCGCTATGTCGTGACCGGGGAGGGCGCGGCGCGAGGATACCTGTTCGACCGCACGGTGGCTGAAGGTCAGGAGCTTTGGCTGACCGAGGGCGAGGCCACGACGCCGCTCGAGCAAGGCCTCATCGAGAATGGTAGCGAGCCCTTACCGGCTCCAGAGACCGTTACGGTGCAAGGTGCAGACATCCAGGCAGATCGCATTGTGTTCTCCAAGCCTCAGAACATGGGCAAGAGTGATATTGGGCTGTTGCCCACGATAGGGAACGCCGTACGCCACCCGCTTGATCATGACGGAGATGGTCGGAAAGGCGGGTCCCTGAAGGGCAGCCATCGCCGGAGGTCCTGACGATGTCTGCCGGGATGAACCGCAAGACCGGCTATCGGCTTTCAGGCTGGGATCACGTCCTGCAATCCCTGACCGACATCCTCACTACGATGGTCGGAACGCGCGTCATGAGACGCACCTACGGTAGCATGGTCCCTGCACTGCTTGGCCGCCCGATCAACCGGACGACCGTGCTGCGGTTCGCCACCGCCATCGTGGTCGCCATCGAGCTGTGGGAACCCCGGTTCCGCGTCAAGCGGATCACATTCAGGCGCTCTCAGAACAGCCCGGAACAGACCCGCCTCGGCTCCTTGTCGATGGTGATGGTCGGCGAGTACCGCCCGCGCGGCCATCTCGGCGATCCGACGCCGGAAGCCCAGGACCGCACCCTCACGATCTAGGCCGCGCCGTCCCGTTCGGCCGGGTCCAGCAAGGTTCCCCGATGTCCGACAGCACCCTTTACGACCTCAGCGCCTTCCCGCCGCCACGGGCGATCGAGGAGCTAGACTTCGAAGCCATCGTGACGGCGATGAAGGCCAATGCCGTCGCCCGGTGCGATGAGGTCGGCATCGATATTCGCGGCATCATCTCCCTCGAAAGCGAGCCGATGCTCAAGCTGATCGAGGTGTTTGCCTATCGCGAGACGCTGATCCGCGCCCGCATCAACGATGCCTTCCGGGCGAACCTGCTCGCCTATGCCGGAGGGGGCGATCTCGATCATCTGGCCGTCTTCTATGATGTGACACGCCTGCCCGGCGAGACCGATGCGGCGCTTCGTCGGCGCACCATCCTTGCCATCCAAGGTCGGTCAACCGGCGGCACTGTCCCGCGATACCGCTCCGTGGCGCTGGGTGCCAGCCCCCGCGTGGCGGATGCCGTCGTCTATCGTGACGGCACCAGCCCTGTCGTACACGTGGCCGTCTACTCGACCGATGCCGATCGTGTGGCGGACGCGGCCCTACTTTCGGAAGTTGAGACGGCCCTGAACGCGCCTGGCGTCCGCATGGTCAACGACACCATCGAAGTCCGATCCGCGATCTTCGAGGTCGTTAACATCGAATACGACGTCTGGCTGCTGCCCGAGACGCCGGACACGATGATCACCCCGCCGGCTCCCAACAGGGATTCGCCCCTCGCGGCGCAGCTGCGCCAGGCCTGGGACGCTGAGACGGGGCTCGGCTTCGATCTCAATCATGCCTGGATCACGGCGCGTCTCATGCGACCCGGCATTCAGCGCGTCGCGCCGGTTCTTCCTGCAACCGACAAGGTCGCGCCGCCTGAACGGGCGATCTCGCTCGGCACGATCACGCTGAACAACAAGGGCAGGGCCTACTGATGGCGCTCGAAGACCTCCTCCCGCGAGAATCTGAAAGGCTGGAGCGAGGACTATCGCTGGGCAGCGACAGCTACACGACGGTCGGTCCGAACGTCACGGCGATGCGTGGGCTCAAGATCACCAACCCGCCGCCTTCGCTGCTGCCCTATCTGGTTTATGAATACGGGCTGGGCGAACTGACGCCCTATGTCCGCAATCTCTACGAGCTCATCGACGAAGGCATCGATTGGCAGCGCGTGCGCGGGACGCCCGCCGCGATTGCGATCGCACTCGACTGGCTGGGCTACGCGGCCGTCATCGAGGAGTTTTCGACAGGGAGACGCCACTGGAACTTCTTCCAGCTCGGGCTCGACCGCGAACGGGACAGGGAAGGGGACCTGCCCGCCATAGAAGGCGTGGCGACCCTTTCGGTGCCGCTGCGCTCGGTCTTCTGGCGTGGCTTTCATGGCTACGACATCAGGGCCCTTGAATACGGCAGCGGCCGGTGGGGCTCGAAGCTCTGGGGGGCCTATTCGGGCGTCCGCCTCCCCTTGGGTTCGGCCAAGTGGTCGTTCGGGCGCCGGTACGACATCGATCACGTCATGACCGAGGCCGAGCTGACGGCACTCGGGGTCTGGCTCGAGCCGATGGGAGAGAGGCTGACCTGGGGGGCATTCCCGTGGCCGATCGTCCCGTGGGCGGACGCGTCCGTCATCGGACGCTCGGTCGTGATGGTCGAGGCGCTCCTCGGATTGCTTGGCGGAAAACCTGCCTGGGCGGTTTTCCGCGATGCTGGCGGCGATGTCATCGGATACCGGCGCGCACGGGTTCGACGCACCGTCGCCCTTGCGTCATCAGGCATCTATCGGGTCGGGGGTACCTCCCTGGTTCTCAAGCCTGAGACGGCCACGATGATCTATGTCGAAGCCATGACCGGATTCGGGGATGGCTTCGGTTCTGAGGCGGAGAGCGTCGGATTCATTCTCGGGTCCGAGGTTGCGCCGTCCTATCCGCCCGGCGCGCTCTGGCTGCCGCCAGACGGGTTGGTCGATTCCGGCCCCATCGTGGCCGAGACCCCCATCACTATCGAGTTTGGACGAACGGTGCGCGAGCGCGTCTGCGCTCTGCTGCGGTTCTAGGAGATCATATGGCTCACGAGCACCCCTCCGGCCTTCCGGCTGCCTACGATCGTTCTGCGGAGAACCCTGAGTGGTCCGAAGTCGTCTTCCGCGAGGACAACATCGCTCAAGGGGCCGAGATCAACGAGGTCCAGTCCATCGTCAAGAGGCGCAACCGGCGCGTCGGCAATCTCATTGCCAAGGATGGCGACCGTATCAGCGGCGCCGACATCGTGGTCGATGTCGACGCGGGCACGGTGAATGTCGCCGCCGGCAGGATATACGTCGCGGGGGACGTTCGCGAGATCGCGGCCGCATCCTTCACCGACGTCCCGATGACCGGCGAAGTCACCGTCGGCGTTCGCCTCGTCTCGACCGTCATCACCGAAGCCGAGGACCCTTCGCTCTTGGGCGTCCACCCGGGCTCCGAGTCCGAGGGCGAGCCTGGAGCTGCCCGCGTGACGGAGCAGATCGTCTGGGCCCTGCCGGATGATGGTGGTGACGGTGCATTCTTCGCCGTCTATCTCATCAAGGATGGTGCGGCTCTCGACCAGATGCCTCCGCCTGCCTTGTCGGGCGTCATTTCCCAGATCGCACTCTACGACCGTGACGCCAACGGCAATTACATCGTGGATGGCTGTGAGGTCGTCGCACTGGGCAAGACAGGCTCCAGCCAGGTTTTCAGCATTGGTGCGGGCACGGCGAACATCCAGGGCTTCAAACGCATCCGTGAGGCCAGCATACGCCACGCCGAGCCGGAAACGCCGGATCTCGATGCCATTGCGGCGGAACCGCACACGTTCACCGGCCCGACGGGTGGCTCAAGCGTCGTCACGGTCTCGCGGCCGCCGGTTGCAGCCGTCTCGTCGGCCATCGTCGTGAAACGCATCACCGAAGTCGTGACGAGGGGACCGATCCCCGGCGGCAGCGACGATCTGCAGTTCTCGTCCGTCGTGGAGATCGAGAGCGTCGTCCAAGGCATGACCACCTTCCCGCCGTCGTCCTATGCGCTGGCGGGCGATGCGGTGTCCTGGGCTCCGGCCGGATCGGAGCCGGCGGCGAGCTCAACCTATTCGGTGACCTATCTCTACAATGCAGCCGTGGTGCCCGACGCCGTCACCGATACGACCGTGACGGTTTCCGGCGGCGTCAATGGCAGGCCCGTTCTCCTGTCCTACACGTCGAAGCTGCCGCGCATCGATCTTCTGTGCATGGATATCATGGGCAGGCCTGTCTACGTGAAAGGCATCAGCGCCCGAAATGGCGCGTTGGCCCCGATCCCGCCATCCAACCTGCTCAAACTCGCCGAGGTCAGGAATACCTGGCTGGGCACCCCGGAGGTGAACAGCAATGGGACGCGCAACTACACCTACGACGAGCAGCGCCGCCTCTTCAACCGTCTGATCACGATGCTCGATCAGTTCGATCGGTCCGAAGCCGAGCGTGACATTCTTGCGCGCGAGCCGGTCAGCAAGAGTGGTATTTTCACCGACACCTTCGTCGACGATTTCTACCGCGACCAGGGCGAGCCGCAGACTGCGGCCGTCAACCAGGGTGTCCTGCAGCTCGCGGTCGACGACGTGCTCATGCAGCTTGTGGGCACGTCGGTTCTGACCTTGAACTACACGGAGGAGGTGGTTGTCAGCCAGGACAAGCGCACCTCGTCCATGAAGATCAATCCTTACGACAACTTCACGGTGATGCCGGCGGGGCTCACCTTGTCTCCGGCGGTCGACTTCTGGACCGAAGAGCAGACGGAATGGACCTCGCCGGTCACCCGGCAGTTCACGGCCGCCCCCGGTCAGCCGCCGGGGCGGTCCGTCCTGAACGAGGTGACGCAGATCCGCCGCGTCAATGCGGTCAACCTGCGTCAGATCCAGGTCTCGCTGCTGATCGAGGGGTTCGGCGTCGGCGAGGAACTGGAGACGCTCACCTTCGACGGAGTGAACATCAAGCCGCCTGGAACGCAGGTTGCGGATGGCGACGGAGAAATTTCACTCACCTTCACCGTTCCGGCGAATGTGCCCGTCGGACGACGCCGTGTACTGGCAGAGGGAGCCGCGGGCAGCTTTGCCGAGGCGATCTATGTCGGTGAGGGCACCATCGACATCACGACCATGCGCCGCGTCACCCTGGTGGCCCGCGCAGCACCGTCCGCCAAGCCGCCTACAGTCGTCACGAACGTCATCCAGAACGTGACGGTCATCAACCAGATGACGAACCCGGTGGTCGAACGGAGCTCGCGCCTGGCAGGTGATAGCAATAGCGCAGCCGATCCAGGCCCAGACCCCCTCGCCCAGACGTTCACGCTGCCGGAACCTCGGCACATTGTCGGCGTGAACTTCCGGTTCACCGCCATCGGTGACCGGTCCAAGGGCGTTCGCGTGCAACTCGCCCGGGTCCAGAACGGCTATCCCTCGAACGAGGTGCTGGCCGAGGCCTTCATCAACATGCAGACCCAGAACGTCGGCGATCTCGTCCAGGCGCGGTTCAGGGCCCCCGTGTTCTGCCCATCGGACCGGGAATTCTGCTTCGTGATCCTGACGGCCGACGACACCCATAAGGTCGCAATCTCGCAGCTGGGCGATGTCGATGTCGTGACGCAGACTAGGGTATCCTCCCAGCCCTATACGGTTGGCGTACTGTTCTCGTCCTCGAACCGGGTGACCTGGACACCTCACCAGGACGCGGATCTTCACTTCGAGGTGGTCGCCGCGAAATTCGCGCCGGCCACTCGCGTGGTGAATCTCTGGACGGGCGCCTTCGACACCATCAGCGATATCCTGGTGCGCGGGGCGGTGGAAATCCCCACGGACGCGGCGCGGTTCCGGTATGAACTCGTCCGCGCGACGGGGCAGGTCATCCCGCTCGCTCCGGGGCAGACTTGGGAATTCGCCGAGTATGTGAGCGAGGAAGTCACCCTCCGGGCGGTTCTCGAAGGATCCGACACGATCTCGCCTGTCCTTTATCCCGGCACGCTTCTCATCGGCGGACGGATCCGCACGAGTGGGGATTACGTGACACGTCTGTTCCCAATGGGCAGCGCAGTGAAGGTCGCGGCCTTGTTCGCGGCCTTCCAGCCGGCGGGATCAACCATCACGGTCGAGTGCGATGCCGGCGACGATGACTGGACAGCCCTCTCGGCGGTCGGCTCCGATTTCCTCGGAGGAGGCTGGTCCGAGCCGAAATACGAGAAGGCTTCCTTCACCGCCGCTCAGGGGCGCATCCGGATCACCATGACCGGCGGCCCGGGCTCCCGCATCTCCGTCGCAAGGCTTCGCGCCTATTCAGTGTAAGGACACGTCAATGGCGGTCATCGACAACAGGACGAGCAATCGCGATTATGCTCTTCCTCATCCTGACAATGACTTGAGCGACGATGTGCTTCGCCTCATAGCGGCCTTGGAGGGGATCGACACTGATGTGTTCGAGATCTTCACGTCTCTGACCGGCAAATCGAATCTGGGTCATGGGCACCCGATAGAGCAGATCGTCGGGTTGACCGCGGCTCTGAACTCTAAATCCGGGATCAATCACACCCATCTCTTCGACGATCTTGTCGGGGTGAGCGTGGCGACCGCCGCGAGCGGACAGTTTCTCAAGTTCGTAGGATCGACATGGCAGCCCGCGACCATTGCGATGGGCGATGTCGCGGGCCTGTCCGCCGCGCTTGGCGGGAAAGCCGACCTTCAAGGGACCTCGGTTCTCATTCCGGCAGGTACGACGGCACAGCGGCCGTCAACGCCATCGGGGATCAGCCTTCGTTGGAACACCACCCTGACGCTGTTCGAATACTGGACCGGCTCAGCGTGGACACCCCTTGCCGTCGCTGACGTTCTGTCCAGGTCGCAGAACTTGGCGGACATCCTTGACAGTGAGGTGGCCATCGCAAATCTCGGGGCGGCCAAAGCAGATCTGTCGAACACCATCGGTCCGCGCGGGAGGCATGCCCACGCATTCACCGGAGATCTCAATACACTCCTGGAAAACGGGACCTGGCTCGTCAGCAACACCAGCACCAACCGCCCGCCGGGCACGTCCACAGCCTTGCTGGTCCGGGTCGAGTACGGGACCATCGCCTCGAACTCCGCGACGCAATACGCCCGCGAGTATTCGGCGGACAGCTCGTCCGACAGCAAACTCTGGAAGCGCGAGCGGAACAGCGGCACATGGGGCTCCTGGTACCGTGTCCGCGAGAACGAGGCCGACCTGGATACTCGCTATGGCCGCTTCTTCGAGAAGCTCGCCTCATACACGATCAACAACAATACCGATGTCCAGATCACGTCGGTCTTCGATAGCTCTTACGCCAGGTTCCTCATTCTTCTCAATGACATCGATTTCAACGGTGAAACGGGATATATCGGCGTCCAGGTAGGGTTTGGATCACCTGTCACGTATCTGACATCCGGGTATTCATATCTCAACGATGTCGTCGGAGGTTCGGTCGAGGGCAGTACGGCCGGCGCACCCTCAATGCCATTGATCGGCACAGCTACGAACTTCATGGCGCACGGGGACATCTCGGGAGAGATCTGGTGTGAGCGCGTGAAAGCACCGAACTCGGGGGCAATGACGTTGAGCTGGAGCATGGCTTATGGGCGCTCGACATCGGGAGGTCCTGCTCAAGGGCGCGTATCCGGCATGGGAAGACTACCCATGGGCGCGAACATCTTCAGCGGATTGAAGCTATTGAGCAGCTTGCCGACGATCTTTCGGGGCGAGGTTTGCGTCTATGGAGTGAAATGATGCCGTACTTCCGCTTGGTCGATGGGGTGGAGGTCGAGGTCTCCGAAGGTGAGGCTTTGGCTCAGGCAAATGCACTCATTGCCATGGCCAGTTTACCGTCACTATCCGCACGGCAGTTCTTCCATGGACTCTGGAAATATGGCCTCATCAGTTATGAAGAGGTCAGATCGGCCGTCAAGAATGGCGACATTCCCGCGGCAATGATGGTTCTGATCCAGAGCCCGGAATTCGCAGCGCAACTCCCCGATACCCTGACGGTCGAAGATGTCATCGTTCTCGTCGAGGGTGCGCAGACCTATGAGTTCACCCATCCTGTGACCGTTGCCATCGGTGGGCTCTATTGGGAGGATCCTGAACAGTTCCGGGCATTCTGGAACTTCTGCGCGACACTTTGATATCGACCCGCGTCGCTCACCGCGATCCGCCCCCATCCTCCCCAACAAGCCGCCGCTCAGGGCGGCTTTTCTTTTGCAAGGAGCACAGAGATGACCGAGCCGACCTTCGGCATGACTTTCCTGAGAGACGGCACGGAAGTAATGCCGACGCCGCCCAGCGACATGAGCATCATCGGTATGGTGTTGCCGTCCGACGATGCCGACTCGTCCGCGTTCCCCCTGAACGTGGCGGTCGACTTCAACTCGACGGACCTGAACTATCTGAGCAAGATCGGCACGGGCCCCGCCTATCGGGAACTGCTGAAGCTCAACTCCCAGCTCGCTCCCCTGCAGGTCGGAGCGCGGGTGATCTTCGTCCGCGTGGCCGAAGGCTCGACCATCGACGAGACCATCGCCAACATCGTCGGCAATCCCTCGGCGGGCGCCGGCTGGTACGCCATGCTCCAGGCAGGGCAGCGCCTCGGTGCGATCCCGCGGCTTCTCGCGTCGCCTGGCTTCACCGGCCACTTCACCCGCACGGCTGGCGCGACCACCGTCACCAGCGCCGCCAAGAGCGGAGGCAATACGGGCAATGGCACACTCACCCTCGCGAGCGCGCCAGCCTACGGCGCTGATGTCAGGGCCGGTATCTATCAGGTCCGCTGCAAGGGCGGCACTTTCTCGGCCGCGGCTGCTGCGGCTGCAGGCAATTCCGGCAACGGGGCGATCTCAGGCGTCGGTGCCGGAGTCGGCGCGACGGCGGGCGTCTACAAGGTCACCTGCCTTGCAACGGCGACCAACGGTGGATCCTTCGTGGTCGAAAACCCGCCTGGGACCGCCGTCGGCATCGCTACGGTCGGGACGCCCTATGCTGGACCGGTGACGTTCACCATTGCGGACGGCAGCGGCGACTTCGAGGTTGGGGACACGTTCGAGATCACGGTCGCGCCCGCCGTGCCCGCCAATGGTGGCGTGTTCTCTGTGGTTGCACCGGACGGCACGGCTCTCGGCGACGCCACGGTCGGGACGCCTTACGACAGCAATCACATCAAGTTCTCGATCGCGGACGGCTCGACCGATTTCGCGGTCGGCGACGGCTTCGACGTGACCGTCAGCGTGACCGGCGGGGTTGCGACAGCCAACCCGGTTTGCGCGATCTTGCCGTCCATCTGCAACGCGCTCCTCGCGAAGGCTTTCGTGGGCGGTCCCCGCACCACGAAGCGGGACGCCATCGACTGGCGCGAGACGATGAACAGCGAGACGCTGATCCCAGTCGATGCGCCCGTGATCGTGGCTGGCACCGATGGCTCGGGCAATCCGATCCAGATCGAGGAAGACGGCGTGATGCTGGCCATCGGTCAGCAGATCGCCGCCGACTTCGAGAACGGAGGCATTCCTATGCAGGCTCCGGCCAACCGGCCGGTGCAGGGGATCCTCGGCCTCGGCCGATACGATTCCTTCTCGCTGACGGATGGCGCCACGGACGGACAGATCCTGCTCGCCAACCAGGTCGGCATCATCCAGCGCGGCGAGTTGGGCGTGGAAACCGCGGTCTCCGATTCCGGCTTCGTGGTGATCTGCACCGACACCGCATCGGACGATCCGAACTGGCGCATGATCAATGTCTGCCGCCTGCGCGACTACGAGCATCTGATGCTGCTCCGGGCAACCCGTCGACGGCTCGGCCGGACGAATATCACCAGGCACGGGGTCCAGGCTGTCCTCAACGATCATATCGCGCTTCTGTCGGACCTCGAGCAGAAAGGCGCCATCCTTCCTGGCTGGAAGGTCGGCTTCGAGCAGGACAAGAACAATCCTGAGAACCTGCGCCTGGGCCGGATCCGCACGTTCTACGCCGCGGAGGAGCCACCGACCCTCAAGCATGTCTCGATCGACAGCCGTCGGAACCGCGAGTCCCTGAACATCCTGATCGAGGATCTCGTCGCACAGACCAATCAGCTGTTCGGCGTAGCTACCTGATCCGGCCTGCGACAATCCCGCTCCAGTGCATGACGCTGGAGCGGGCCTCGCCCTTACCGTTATCAATTCTGGAGTGATCCGACTATGCCTCTACTCATCCAAGAGGGCGCGAACCTGTACGTTGGCGACGACACGCCAAACGCCAACAAGCGCAATAATCTCGCCTCGATCAAACTACCGATGCTGGAGGAGATCACGGCCGACCATCATGCCGGCGGCGCCATCGGCGCCATCAAGGTCGGCGGCCTCGGCCTCTCGGCCCTTGAAGCGACCTTCAAACAGGTCGGCTGGGATCCGCAAACCCTGAGCCAGTTCGGTCTCGGGCAGCGCGGCCGCCAGCCTTATACCTGCTACGGCCTCATCCGCGACAAGAGCATCAGCAACCGCGCGATCGAGGTCAAGGCGATCATGTGGGCTCGCCTCACGAAGATCGAGCCTGACGAATTCCAGCGAGGGGACGCTCTCCTTGGGCACGATCACACGCTCAGCGAGATCCTGCGCTATGCCGTGTGGTTCGATGGCGAGGAGAAATATTACTATGATTGGGAGGCCGGCACGTGGCGCGTGGACGGCATCGACCAGAACGCGGATGAACGAGACATCCTGCGATACTGAACTCAGCGGGGCCGCCGAGCGTCAGGCCTCGGCGGATTCCGTCGTTTCGAGGGGGCGACCTTGAAGCGCTTGGAGTTCGGATATGACCTGATCGCGGTGCTGATGAATATGCGGATCCTCGAGTTCCAGGTTCAGAAGTATCCAGCCCATCACCACAATGTTGAGGAAAATGCCGACACAGGCCTTGGCCGCAAGTTGGGTCCACACCGCGCCGAGATATGCCGCCTCGGCGATGTTGTAGGAACTGCGTGTTGCTCCTCTCACATCAGAAAGGTCGATGCCAAGAATGATGGCACCAACGACGTTCGCGACCAGGAGTAATATGACGAGGATAGCGCCGAAAGTGTTGACCCTTACTGCCATTTGACTCTCCGTCCTGAAATCACGTCACTGAACGTGATAACCTATCATGAGTCAATCCCCAGCTGGTTCGGCAGTCGTAAACCTAAAATCCTTCGAGAAAAGGATCACCAACATGCTTGATGATGACCCCACGCCCATGTCCGCAGCATCGCCGCCGGTGGTACGCTTCGAATCCCAGGAAGGACGCGCCCGCGAGCAGACCGTTCCCCTTGAATGGCCATTCTTCTACGGCGAGCGTCGTGTCGATGCCATCGTTGTTCGTCGGATGACCACTGCCCAAGTCGAAGCCTATGTCGAGACTCTCAAGGAGGCTGAGGAGAAGATCTCGCCGCCGATGCTGTTCTTTCCTGACGGCGTGCCCGTGCCGAGCGAGGTCCTCGACGCGATGGACAGTGATGACGAAACGACATTGTGCGAGGCTATTACCCGTTTTTTGCCCCGCCGCTTGCGACCGGTCAGCGCGCCAACCCCACCCTCTGGCGTGGATACGGCCTCTCAGTCGCAAGCCACCTCAATCTGAAACCCCACGACATCCGAGCCATGGACTGGCTCGATCTCCTCGCCTGGTACGAGGAGGCAGTCGTGCTTGGCCTAGTGGAGCCTGTCGATGGCGGCAACCAAAACCTCTCAGCTCGTCGTCCGCTTACGCGATGAGGTGACCGCCCCGGCCGGTCGGGCGTCTCGCTCTCTCAGGAATCTCAAGAACGAAGCCCGAGACAGCGCCAGCATCGGTAGCAGCATAGCCGGGATCAGTCGTGCCGCCCTTGCGCTCGGCGGGACCACCCTTGGTGTCTATGGCTTGAGCCGGGCCATAAGTGACACCGTCAAAAAGACCGCGGACCTAGAACGGCGCATGACACGGATCCGCCTCACGGCCGATGCGTCTGCAAGCGCCATGGCAGCCGCCACGACGAAAATGCAGGATCTTGCCGTCGAAGTAGCTCTTCCTTTCGATAAGATTGCCAGCGGCATGGAGGCGCTTGTCGCTCAGGGACGGACGCTGCCGGAGGCGCTCGCCTTTCTTCCTGCCGTGGCCCGTACTGCGCAGGCGGCCGGTGCCGAGGTCGACGATATTGCACGTTCGGCGGGCTCCCTCGGCGATCAGTTCAAGATAGCCGCCGGCGAAATGCAGCTCGCCTTCGACATGATGGCCGCCGGCGGCAAGGCAGGGCAGTTCGAACTCAAGGACATGTCTCAATATTTCCCTAGCCTCGCCGCTCAGGCAGCCGCACTCGGATTCAAAGGGACGGACGGTCTGGCCACTCTTGTCTCTGCGCTCCAGATGGTGCGCAAGAACACCGGCACGGCAGGCGAAGCGGCAACCTCGCTCTCGGACGTCTTCGGCAAGATGGAGAGCAAAGACACCATCAAGGCATTCAAGAAGAACTTCGGCATCGATCTTGCAAAGTCGTTTGCGAAAGCCCGCAAGGAGGGCCGCAATCTGTTCGAGGTCCTCGAGGCCGCGATCGTCAAGATCGCAGAGAAGGACCTCTCAAACGTCAACAAGGTTTTCACCGACAAGGAGGCTCGCCGCGGCGCCCTGGCGATCGCTCAGTACGCGCAGGAGCGACGGAAGCTCGATCAGCAGATCCGCACCGAGTCGAGCGGGACGGTCATGAACGACCTGGCGGCCGTCACGAAAGACGCTCAGGCCGAACTCGATCGGCTGAGCGAGAGCTGGGACGCTTTTCAAAAGAGGCTCGGCAAAAAGATCGAACCGGCGGTTGTCGGCGTTCTTCGTAGCATCCGCGAGCAGCTCGATGGCACCAGCCAGCCCCGAGCCATCGATCTGCCGGTGGTCCGCCCAGGCATCAACCCGGCATCGAAGCCGGACCGGGAGCGCATCGACCGTCCAGCCCCTGGCAGCGGCGGCTCCCGGTCCCGCGAAAAGAGCGAGTTTGTTCACGATCCGGAGGTCTAATCCACCCGCCAGTTCATGAACACCTTTGCGAAGGGCATGCGGGCACAGCGGGAGCGGCAGGCAGGGACGTCGGTCAGCTCGACGGAGCAGTATGTCACTCAGGTCAGTGTGCCGAACCTGATTGCCGAAATCCGCGCCCGGGCGAAAGCCGCGGGCGGGGTGACGGAAGGGCAGTCGATCCGGGAGCAGATGGCGGCCGAGGCCGAGCTGGAGCGGCTCGCACAGCGCCACATCGCAGCCAGGCGGGCCGAGGCGGATCGAACCGGCCCGGGGCCGTCGCCGGCTGACGAGATGGAGTTTCGGACAAGGGTGCCGGAACTGCACCGGATCGTCATGCAGCAGGACGCTGCCCGCAACGGTCAGGCGTCACCGGACGAGACTGCCATCGCCAGCCATGTCCAGGAGACGTTCAGGCAGGTGGAGGGCAGCATTGCAAACACGCAGCAGGCGCTCCAATCGCTTGAAAAAACCGTCACGCCCAACGTGGATCTTGCATCACTTCGTGAGACCGACTCGCTGCTGGATTCCATCCTGAAGAAACTCGGCCAGATCGGTCCCGCCATCCAGAGCGCCGGAAGCGGGATCTCCTCGCGGTCGTTCGGGCGTCATTTCGAATCCCGTCAGAGCGGGTCGTTCTCCGACTTCGAGCATCGGTAAGGATTGAGCGCATGCTGTATCAGGTTGGGGCGCTGACGTTTCGCGTCACGGCGCCCAACATCCACGAGGTCGAGAAGGAGGCAGCGGCCGACTTCGCCGAGAAGGACGTCATGGGGACGCTGCGCCCCCTGGAGGCGATGGGGGAGGGGCCGAGCACCTTCACTCTTCGCGGGCGCCTTTACCCTCGCCGGTGGGGAGGGCTCTCGAGTCTCGATCTTCTGGAGCAGATGCGCCTTGCTCAGGATTCGCACATTGTCATCCGCGGTGACGGCGTGAACCTGGGTTGGTGGGTCATCGACCGTTATCGCGAGAAGCACAATCAGATCGGGCGGACAGGTATCGGCAGCACCATCGATTACGAGGTGGTGCTGAAAAAATCCCCCAAGCCTCCGACCGCCCTGGGCTACGTCGTCACGCTGATGAGGTTGATCGGGTTATGACCATCGAGACGCTCCCTCCCGTGGACACCGAGTTCACGACGCTCGATCTGCTGCTCTACCGCCGTTTCAGGCGTGAGATCCTGGGCTTTGTCGAGAAGACGCTCGATCTCAATCCTGGCCTCGCCGATCTTGGTCCATTCTTGCCGATGGGAACTGAGGTGAAGATCGAAGTTCCAGTGCCCGTGAAGGCTCGCCCCGTCCGCATCCTTCGCCTGGTCAATTGAGGTGGGTAAGCCATGACATCACATGTCATCATCAATATCAGCGAGCAGGTCTTCGAAGCGGTCACGGGATCGGGCGACGAGTCCGACAGTCTCGGCTCTCAGGTCATGTCCGTGAAGATCACCGACGCATCGGGCAAGACGGCAGATACCTGCGAGATCGAGCTGAACGACATGGACGATCAGATCGTCATGCCGCGCAAGAACGCGCCGATCGAGGTCATCCTGTACCGGGACGACAAGCCGGGCGCGATCACCTTTAGCGGTTGGATCGGCGTCCCCAGCTCTCGCGGTGCACGCGGCAGCGGACAGGTCATCCTGATCGAGGCCAAGGCCGCTGACATGCGCAGCGGCTTGAAGATCCGAAAAGAAAAGCATCTCGACGATTCCACGTTCGAGCAGGCTGCACAGGCGTTCGCCCCGGATGGCGTCACGGTCAAGATCGCGGGCGAACTCGGCCAGATCCGCCGCGATTACTGGTACCTGGGCCGAGAGAACTTCATGCACTGGGCGCAGCGCACAGCGGCCGAGCTGGGCGCCACGTTCAAGATCATGGGGACCACGGCCGTCTTCGTGCCCATGAACTCAGGTCAATCCGTCTCCGGGAAGCCGCTGCAGACCATCGAGGCGACGAAGGGCGTCAACATCATCAGCTGGGATATGTCGCCCGAGAACGAGCGCAACGACCGCGACGAATTCGAGGTCACTTGGTATGACCCCGCAGACGCCAAGTGGAAGACGCAGGACGGCACAGTCAAAGTGATCGGGCGCGGCAACACCGGCACTTATGGCTACTCCGCAGCAGACCAGGACACAGCCGGGCATATCTCGAAGTCCCTCAAGAAAAAGAAGGAGCGGGAGAGAGGCGGTGGCGAGGTTACCATCGACGGCGAGCCTGCCGCTCAAGCCGAAGCCTTGTGCGTGGTTACGATCCGCCCCGGCATCTCCGGCACCTACCTGATCGACAAGGCCGAGCACAGATGGACCCGCAAGCAGGGGTTTCTCACCAAGCTCGATTTGAAAATGCCAAAGGACGCGGCTGGAACGGACGATCGCGATTCCTCTGACGACTGAATCCCTCACAATTGGAGACGATCATGACTGCACAGGCACGGATCGAGTGGGTCGAGCTTGGGGCTGGCAAGCTTCAGGACGGCCTAGGGCACAACATCATCAAGGCCTTTCATGGAGCCTTGACGATCGGAGTCGACACCACGGCCACCGCAGTCGGTGACCGGCCAGTAGCGCCGGTCACCGGTTTCGCCCTCGTTCGTCACGCGGGAGGCTCCGACAACCCGATCGTCGTGAACGCCTGGGGGGACGATCCCGTCGCAACGGCAGCGAACGGCAAGGCGGTCTATCCCGGCGAAGAAATCCCGATCCATGTCGCGAAGGGCCAGAAGCTCTCGCTCATCGAGATCGCGCCATGATCTCCTACACCTTCGGCTACGGCTACGGCTTCCGATCGAGCCGGGGGCAGGGGCGACTCACGATCACCTTCGGCGCCATCATCACTAATGGCGGCGATCCCATCGCCACAGCGCGCGGCGACATCCTCACCCTCTAGGTCATTCCATGACGAAAATCTCTCTGACGCCGGAGAAGGTTCTCTTCTCCGAACGGGACCGCTTGCCTGCCTACGACGCCGCCCTCGACCGCTGGGGGCATACGCAGCCCGGCTACGACATCGCTGTCATCGCCGGACAGTCCAACGCGGTCGGGTTCTCGGGCAATGCCTCGGTGGATTCCAAGATCGACTGGAAGCACAACCGCATCTGGCAGTGGTCTCCGACCGGAGCCGGTGAGCCCGACTATGCGCTCAAGCGCCTGGAGATCGAGGAGCCGCTTCGTTTCCAGCGGTTCGAGAACATTCCCGACATTGATCAGACGAAATGGGGTCCGAGCTGCGGCACCTGGTTCGGGCGCGAGAGCGTGCCGTTCTTAGGCCCAAACCGCGACATCGTGCTCATCCCGGCTGCCGTCGGCGGGTCGAACATCAACGATTGGAACCCGGTCAACGGGCCGTTCTTCCTGCTGGCGCGGGATGCGCTCCTCGCAGCTCTCGCTGCGCTTCCGAACGCGCGGTTGCGCTGGATCATCCGCGTGCAGGGCGAGGCGGACGTGGCGCAGGGCATGGACCCGGCGGAATACGAGACCAAGCTCGACGCGGAGATCGATGGCTGGCGCGCGATCCCGACCGCCGAGACCGCCACGATCATCCTCGGCAGCATGCCGCCGAGCTGGGGCAATATCCGCGTGCCCGGCAGTCAGGGCCATGCCATCGACCAGATCCATCGCAACACGCCACTGCGCAAGCCGCGCTGCATCTACGTGCCGGGGCAGGATACCGTTGTGGTCGGTGACGGGATTCACTACGATGCCGCCGCGCAGCGGGAGAACGGCCGCCGCATGGCGATCAAGGCCCGCAGCGATTGCGTCCTGACGAATGGCGCAGTTCTCGGCGTTCCGTCCGATCTGCGCGTATCGGGAGCGACCGTCACTTGGAAGGGACCGCTGTCCGACGCTTCACACTATGCCGTCGAGCGGAGGCCTGCGGGCTCGATGGGGGCCTGGACGCGCATCACATATAGCCCGAAACTGTTCTCCGCGCCCGGCGCCGACGTGTCCTACACCTTCGACGATCTCAGCGGCGACACCGAGGTCCGGGTCGCGAGCATGTATCACGACAAGATTTCTGACTTCACCGACCTGGTCGTCGTATCCTTCGTCGCGGTGCCGCAGCATACCTTCCTGCTCGACATCGCCAATGCGAGCGTGGGTGGTGACGGAAAGATCGCCAGCGTGCCGAACCTCGGCACTGACGCGATGCCTTGGACGGCTCCGTCCGGCAAAGGACCGGAGCAGGTTGTTGTCGGCGCTCGGGCGAGCCTCGTGACGGAGCCGGCGGACGCATATCTGACCTATGGGAACGCGCCGAGCGGCGCGTCCTATACGTGGGAGATCGTGGTCAACCACGACGACTTCGAGGCCCAAGGCGTCTACCTGATCGACGGCGGTAACGGTGTGCCGTTCTCGATCTGGCGCGGCGGCCATCTCAGCCGCAAGGTTTATGTAGGGCAGGCGGGGGTCGGCGATCTCATCGTGGTCGGGCAGATGCAGGCCGGTGCAGATTACGTTCTGCACTCAACCTACGACCTCGCGACACAGACGCTCTCCCTTTACATCAACGGCGACCTGGTCGGGCAGGCGACGGGGGTGTCCGCCATGCCGTCGTCCGGGATCGTGCTCAACGCCCTCGCCAATGGAACCGGCGGCAACAACGGCCGGTATCACTCGGTCGGAGGCTGGATCGGCACGGCGCTGACGCCGGAACAGGTCAATTATCGCAAGACCCTCCTCGTCAATGCCCTCGATCTGACGCTCGGGGAACTCGGGCCCGAAGCTCTCGGCTGACCGGCCGGGATCATAGCGCCGCCTTCGGGCGGCTTCTTCTTTTCCACCATCAAGGGCATTTCCATGCAAAGCGTGCGTGACGTTCAGATCGCGCTGCGCCGGCTCGGCTATGACCCTGGACCCGCCGACGGCATCCAGGGCCGCCGCACCATCGCGGCCATCAAGGCATTCCAGAGGGACCAGAAACTCCATGTCGACGGTGTGGTGGGCGCCGTCACCCTGGCGCGGCTCTTTCCCGGCGGGTCGACCAGGCCGGAGCCCGCAATCTTCGTGCCATGGTACGCGGAGGCCTCGCGGCTCATGGGGACGCGGGAGATCGAAGGGCCGAAGCATTCCTCCGTCATCATGGGGTGGGCGGAACGGCTGGGGCTCTGGTATCCGTCGGACGAAACCGCGTGGTGCGGCCTCTTCGTGGCCCACTGCATCGGCGCCACGCTGCCGAACGAACCCCTGCCGGCAAACCCGCTCGGCGCCCGCAACTGGACCAAGTTCGGCCGGGCCCTGCAGGAGCCCGCCAGTGGCGCGGTGGCGGTGTTCTGGCGTGGATCCAAGACCGGATGGCAGGGGCATGTGGGCTTCGTGGCGGCGGTTCATAAGGACGACCGGAGCCTGCTGATCCGCGGCGGCAACCAGGGCAACAGCGTCTCCGACGCCTGGCTTTCCACGGACCGCCTTCTTTCTCTCCGCTGGCCGTCGACGGCGGCGCTACCACTCTCCCGCGTCCCTGTCTCAATCGTGGGCGGAGAACTGTCCACCGACGAGGCCTGAGATCCCGCGCCCGGCCGGACCCGCCGGGCAACCTCCCAACGAACGGAAAATCCTATGAAACCATCCCACCATCTGTTTGCGGGCGCTGCGGCTCTGGCTGTGGCACTCGTGGCCTTCACTCTAGCAGCATGCCTCTCCCCGCCGGCTCAGGCCGCCACGGTCACCATCCCCTATGGCGATCAGATCGCGGAAGGCGCGCACATCGCGAGCGCGGTCATCACGCCGCTGTTGCTTCTTCTCCTGTCGAAGCTGACAGGACCTGTCGGGCTTTTCCTGCGCACCTTTCTAGGCGAGAGATTGATCCGCAACGCGGTCGATTATGCGGTTAACGCCGTCGAGGGGGCCTCCAAAGGCAAGACGCTCTCGGTCAATGTCGGTTCCGAGGTGCTTGCGCAGGCGGTTCAATATGCGCTCGACCAAGGGGCGCCGTGGCTCGTGTCGAAACTCGGTGGACCGGAAGGCATCAGGCTCAAGATCTTCAGGGCTCTGGACCTCGAGGAGGATGCCAGCGTCAAGCTGCTCAAAGCGCCTCCCGTGAATGCCTTGGCGACCATCCGTAAGGCCAGCTGATCACACCTGCGCCCCTTTGGGCGCAGGTACGTCATGAAAACAATGGGGGCAGGCAGTGGCTGAGCCAGTATCTACGAGCGTCCAAACCGCTCTTCTCGTGAGCGCCGCAACGGGCGGCGCCGTCTCTGCGCTACGACGAAAGGGCCCGTGGTGGGTTCGGTTCTCCGCGGGCTTCAGTGGCGCGGCCGCGTGCTACTTTCTGACACCGATCGCCGCGCCCATCGCCGAGCTCGCGATAGAGAAGGCAATCGTCACGCTTCTCGGAACCCCCTTGGATCTCGACACAGCCGGCGTGTGGGGAGCCGTTGGTTTCCTCATCGGCTCGACCGGTCTTGAGCTGATGGAGATCCTTGTCGACGTGCTGCGGGGCGAACGACGCCTTTCCGATCTCTTGGGCGGCCGAACAAAGCCGGCCGCCTGAACCAGCTCCATCCGACGCATCGGATGGGGAAGCCCTTTCTGGGCGTTTCCTCTCTGAACTGCCCCCGCTTGGCTCAGGCCAGGCGGGGGCTTTTTTTGTTTTTAGAGAAAATTTTTTGCTGCGAGAAGTTGATCGTCCATCAGCTTTCTACTTGTGAGCGGTGAATTTGAGGAAAGGTAGCACATCAGAAAGACCATCTACTTAGAACTGACTTTCCTCCTAGCGCTGTCGCAGTTTTCTGTATCTAGCCACCATGGTAACTTTCTGAATAGAAATAACGTACCGGTCAGGGCGGATCCTCAACTCACCCGTAGAGCCTGCAAGCACAATGAATACTGCAGGTTCAGGGTACGTGAGAGCCCTCTCTGGACTGGGCAATCGGCTCGTTGATTTATCGTTTTAATCTGTTTCCATCAGCGGATCATGCCATGGTTTGCAGTGCACATATTGACGTGAATGCTGTGTTGGAGCCCATCGAGGTGCTCAACCATTTAAACGATCCGGAAGACATCTTCAGCCATCTCGAAAAACATCTGGCCCGTTATGGGTTTACTTCATTTCTTGTTTCAAGATTGCCTTCGCAGCATCAGCGCCTGGAGCCTTACATCCTGCTCAACGGCTGGTCCCTGGACTGGTATTATCAGTACACGAAGGTGAACCACTACGAGAGCGACCCGGTCGCGCGGCACTGCTTTACGACACCCAATCCGTTCACCTGGGATGAGCTGCCGTCCGATCTTCTGGAGAGTAGGGAGGCCCAGCTCGTGATGGACGAGGCTGTCGAGTTCGGTCTCGGCCAAGGCTTCACGGTTCCTATCCATGGATTCTTCAATTCCTTGGCTTTGGTGACGATGGCCGGGCCTTGGATCGAAATGTCGCCGTGCGAGCGGCATCTGGTTCACCTGATGTCGATCTTTGCCCACAGCGCTGCGGAGCGGACCGTACGGAAGATTGATCTTCCCAAAACCATAGGGCTGTTGTCTGAGCGCGAGCGGGACATCCTGAGATGGCTTACAGAAGGATTGACGCTCATCGAGGCCAAGGAGCGCCTGGGCATCACCGAGAACACCGTGAACGAATACATGCGCCGGATCCGACGCAAGCTCGGGGCCAGGACGGCTGTTCAGGCTGTGGTCGAGGCTCTCCTTCGTCGTGAGATCCAACTATGAGCGAATTTAAGAAGCGCCTCGGAGCGGACACCATACCCCTGGCCCGCCATCCTGCCTTACCCGAAACCCATCTCGTGCCGACGGAACGGGAAGCAGCCCGGCTGTTGTCGCGCATCATTGAGGGACTAACGGTCCACGCTCACCACAGGGGTCGGATCGTTTTCACCTTCGACGCGGATGTCGAGTTCCATGATCGTCTCTGCGTATGGGGGGCTGACACCGAGGATCTGGAGGACGATGCGCCACTTGAAGATGATGAATGTGAGGTCGACTAGCTTCAGGCGACGTTCCACATCGCGCCTATCCTGTTGGTGGCGATCCCTAATGCCTTTGGAACTGATTGAGAGCGTCTGTCCCTGGCGCACGAGCATATAGCTCTTTGATGTTGATCATCATTCGAATGTTGCGGCCACCGCACTCCGAGCAGCGGAGCCGGAGGGCCATGTCGGGCACGGGCAGATCAAGAGGCCAGCCTGCCAGAGGAACTTCGGCTTCATGATAGCAACGTATTGCCTCGCAGTAGGCCAAGACGGTCCGGTATCCCTCCGCGATGCTCATCCCCACGGTGACAGGCGGGATTTCGTTGCGGTTCTCGTCATAGGCACGGCGGGGATTGCGGCGGGATCTCATCTGGAAGACCGTGGCGGCACGGGAAGCCTTCTTAAGGTATGGCCCAGCACAGCCTTTTGGAGCGCCATCCGGTGGACACCGTAGTCCGTGGCCAGCTTCTCGAACTCCTTCTCGCCTGACGCATACCGGAGGCGGTCCTCCAATACCTGATCGACCGCCAACATTTCGCGCTTCATGCCTTTGGTGACTCGATGCGAACGAAGAAGGAACATGAAGGAGGATAGGAGAGGTGTCGAGAACCTAAAACCCCAATGACATCACGCAGTGAAGAATGGGGATAAGTTGGAAATGTGCGGCACCGAGCGAACGCGTCTGGTTCTGCCGCAGCCGAAAATGAGCAGGTCTCAAACTGGCCGGATTGACCCAGTTAGTATCTTGTAACAGTCTCCGCCTTAAAGGGGGCGGGCATGTCGCGCAAAGCCTTTGAAAGAACGCTGGAGTTCATTCGCGCGCTCGACGAGGCCAAGAGCCCGGCCGAGATCTGTGAAAGGCTTCTGGCTTCAATCAGGCAGTTCGGGGCGGAGTATGTTCTCGCGGGCACCATTCCGGGCCCAGGTACGAGCCGGCAGCAGCAGATGTCGAGTGTCGTCCTCGATCATTGGCCGAAGGAGTGGAGCCAGCGCTACTTTTCCCACGGTTACATCTTTCGGGATCCGGCGATCAAAGCGGTCAGGATGAGTCCGTCCTCGTTCCTGTGGAGTGAGCTGGAGCCTGTCTGTCGAGGCGACACCCAGGCGCGGCGCATCATGGACGAGGCCAGGGATTTCCGGCTCAAGCAGGGGGTCACGATCCCTTTGACGATGCTCGACGGCGACGTGGCGGGCTTTTCGATTGCCGGGGAGCGCCTTGATCTGTCTCCGGAGGACCGCGGCGTTCTCACCCTCCTGGCCACTTACGCCCTCGGCCGCTCGATTTTCCTTCGAGAGGCAGGCGATCGGACAGAGATCAAGCTGACGCCTCGGGAAAAAGAGACGCTCCAGTGGGCGGCGGAAGGCAAGACCGAGTCTGAGATCGGTGAACGGATGGGCATCTCGGAGCATGGGGTCGACAAGCATATGCGCTCTGCTCGCGAGAAGCTCGGGACGAGAACCCGAACTCACGCTGTCGCGGAAGCATTGCGCCTGCACCTCATCAAATGAAGAGTACGGGATCGCGTACTTATGCCCCTTTGAGAGGCTGGCCAAATGTCAGCATCCAACCAGTGAGGGGCACCATGATCCATATCGTTACGCCAGAAAATGAATACCTGTTCCGCAATGAGATGGAACAGGCCTACCGGCTGCGGCACCGCGTTTTCGTCGAGGAGAAGAAGTGGAGGGATCTCGCGAAGCCGGACGGGCGGGAGATCGATCAGTTCGACAATGAATATGCCGTCCACATGCTCTACATCGAGGAAGGCAGGGTGCTGGGCTATCAGCGCATGTTGCCGTCCACGCGTCCGCATCTCTTGTCGGATGTACTGCCTCAGCTTTGTGAGGATGAGCGCCCGATCGGCGCTCACATTTGGGAGTGGACCCGGTATTGCGTCGAGCCGGCGCATCGCGAGCGCGGACGCACGCTAAGCCCGGTGGCGAATGCTCTTCTCTCCGGTATCGTCGAGTGGGGTCTCGAGAACGGGGTCAATTCGATCATCATTCAAATGAACCCGTTGTGGTTGCTGCGCCTGGTGCAGCTTCACTTCCGCACGATGCCTCTCGGGCTGCCCCAGAGGATCGGAGATGAAGACGTCGTCGCAGTCACGGCTTCCTTCGATCGTCGGACACTCACACGGCTTCAGGAGATGCGCGGCGACACGCGGCGTGTTCTTGCGGAGCCGTGGAGGGCGATCCAGCGCTTGGCCGGATAGCCATGGACAGGAAAAAGGCGGAGATTGCCCTGGACGAGGAGCTGATGATCCTGCAGTTCTGGGCACATGGAGTAGACATTCTCCATAGGTTTAGTCAGGAGCAGCTCCAGGCAGTACCAGGCCTGAAGGAGGCGATCGATGCGGTCTCCAAGTTGCCGGATGAGATCGGCTGGGGTGATGAACCGCAGCACCTGCCAAGGCGCGGCAAGGATCGAACGGGCAAAGCCTAACAGTTTCCCTTAAGTCTTCGCTATGGCATTAGCGAGGTCCAGAAGAGCCCGGCGCACGGCCGGGCTCTCGATTCGGGTGAATGCTTTGGCGAGGTCTGTCCCGTCACGGCTGCTCAGAAAAGCCTGAATGGCGGTTGCCTCTTCGGTTGAGGTAGTGAGCCCTGACTGTCCCTCGAAGAAGGAAGATACCGGCACATCCAAGGCGTTGGCGATCTCTTGCAAGCGCCCTGACCCGATACGGTTCGTGCCCTTCTCGTATTTCTGAACCTGCTGGAAGGAAACCCCGAGCATCTCTCCAAGTCGCTCCTGACTGAGGCCAGCAAGCGTTCGAAGAAGACGAATACGAGCTCCGATATGTCTATCGACCGCGTTCGGGGATTTCTGAGACATCATTCGCTCTCCTGCAGGGCTACGTACAACCTAAAGGAGAGGAAGTCTACGAGATGATACTGAGTATCGTTAAAGACGGTGGTTGAGGTTCAGTATCGGTTCGTAATGTTCCGGTGTGGCTTGCTGGCCAACGCCAATTGCGGTCGCCACTTCAATGCCTATGAATATGGGTAGGAGAAGGAGGTGCATTTGGGCAGGCGTCTGGACAATCCTTTAAGGCCTCGTTGGCGGCGTAATCCCCAGAGGATCATCAACTCATCTGATCTCCGAAAATATGGGCTGCGGCAGAAAGAATGTGCCAACCGCAAGCACCTCTTTCCAATGCAGGATATGGTGTTGAGGCGCTCGCTTAGGCTGCTTTGGGATGGGCCTTGGTTAGTTTTATCCCGTCTAAGCCGGATCAGGAAACGCTCATGAGAGCCATTCTTCGCATCTCGGCCTTTGCCCTGGCGAGCTGTCTGCTGGTGCCGCAGGCAGGGGCGCAGAGCTGTCCTCAGCACTTCTTCAACGGAGCGCCTCCAAGCCTCCTCAACCCGAGGCTCGAGCCTAAGACCCGGCAGATCTGCTATTCCGAGTTCTCTTTGCTGCATTCAGGGCTCACACGCACCCCGCTCTGGGTTGCGGAGCATCTCACACCTGGCCGGGCAGCCGGCGCCCGTGACCTGAACCGGGTTAACAACTTCCACCCTGACCCGAACCTGCCGGCCAGCGAGCGGGCCGAACTCTCCGACTATGCCCGCAGCGGCTATGACCGCGGCCACATGGCGCCGGCTGGGGATATGGCCACGCCGCAGGGAATGGCCGAGTCGTTCTCCCTGGCCAACATGGTACCCCAGGACAGGGACAACAATCGCTATCTCTGGGAGAGCATCGAACGGGCCGTGCGGCGCTATTCCGAGCGGCACGAGGTCTATGTGGTGACCGGTCCCATCTTCCAGGGAGAGAGCCTCCAGAGCCTCAGAGGGCGGGTTCTGGTGCCCACGCATCTGGCCAAAGCAGTCTATGATCCGCAGCGCAATGCCGGGGCGGCCTACCTGGTGCCGAACCAGCCCGGGGATGATTATAAGGTCGTCTCTCTCGCCGACCTGCAGCAGCTCTCGGGCATTGATGTCTTTCCGCAATTGCCAGCATCGGTGAAGCAGACCGCCATGGAGCTGCCGGTACCGCAGTTGCGCCGATCACGGCGCAATGCCCGCCCGGCCCCGAGACCGCCTGCGGCTGAACAGCAGTCGGCGCCAAGCCCAGGAACTCGAAACGATGATTTCGTCGGGGGAATCCTCGACGCTATTAATGAATTCGGACGCGCCCGATGACGAAGTTTCAGCCATTTTCAGACGACACTGCATCGCTCAGCATCAATGACCTGACTGTTGAGAACGGCACGGACAAAGTCGCGATCTACGGCTCGTTGGATCTGACGAGGGACAAGGAGGGGCTCAAGAAGGCCCGTGCCTTGAAGGGGCTGGTGGATTCCGTCGTGAAGGCTTTGGCGCAGGATAAGGACCTGCCGGACAAGGCTCCGCAGGATGAGCCCACGCAGCAAGTGAAGAATCCATTTGCATAGGCAAGTTTTCCAATCGAACATGCCTCTGGAGCCCAGGCGCAAAGAAGGCCTGGGCCATAGGGGGCAGGATCATGCGTAAGATTGCGGTATTCGTACTCGCGGCTATGGCCGCCGGCGCGATTGGTCTATCGGCAGAGGCAAGCAGCCAGCAGGCCAAGGAATGGCTGATGGCCAGGGGCGGGAGCTGCAAGTCGGTCAGCACCTGTGAAGAGGCCGTCGAGCTTTGGTGCGGAGGCTACAGCAGGGCGGACGGTGATGGCGATGGCATTCCGTGTGAGAACGTCTGCCGGTCGAAGTCTCAGGTTGATGCAATCAAGCAAAGGGTTGGCTGCTGATCCTTGGCAGCTTTCTACTTCAGCCAGAGTGCGAGGGCTGCCCCGGTCGCGGCCACTCCCAGGATAAGCAGGGCTCGCAGGCGCGTCCTGTGGGTAGCTACGGTGAACGCCGCTTCGGTATCGATTTCCAATTGGGTCAACCTTTCCGCGCTCTGCGGGCACTCGCACTCTACCTTCATCTCCTCGGCGATCTTCAAGTCTCGGATGCTGATCCGTTAAAGTCTACTTAAGAGCAGATCTGCTTCGGCTTAGAGCACATTGTACTTGGGGCGCTGGAACTGCTTGTTATGTTGCAGATACTGCGCAAAGGCTTCATGCTCCAAGTACTTGATGATCCCATTAGCACGTTCGTATTCAGGGTCGGTGTGCTCCCCATTTTCGTCAGTGTCGTAGATATCGGACGGTCCGAAAGGCATGGCGCTTACATAAAGATAATTTCGCCTTGGCTTCCGGCTCTCAAGGTTCCCAGAAAATCTACTGGTATCATGATCGAAAATGCCATGATCGCCCCATAAACGGCGTTCTTCTGGATCTCGTCTGAGATGCCGGTCATGACTTCTCCACCGCTGCCTCAACCCTCCTTTGCTAATGCTCATGCCAATATACCGGACCTTCTCCCAGGACATATTTGGGTTCGGTTCCGCATATCCAGAGAGGGCCATTCGGTAGACGCCGCCCTTTTCGCTGCCTGAAATCTGCGCTCGCTCGTGCCAGATGAACCAGGGGGAGAAAATGAGGTCGGGAATCTTGATGCTCATCGGTGGTCCTTCTAGCGATACAAGGGATCATGGTGGATCCCGTCGAGAAGCTTGACCATTCAACTTTAGGCGCCACGTGCCGCTAGCAGGCGCCCCGTCGTGGCCTTGATCTCCTCCGCCGCCTTCAGCCCTCGAATGCCGATCACGCCGCGGTCGATAGTCTTCCCATCCGCATCCTTCCTACCGTTGAAGAAGGTATCCCGCTGCTCCTTACTCATCTTTAAGACGGCTCGGGCCTCGCATTCATGTTGCCATTCCTCAGACCAGGTGTTGACGGGCTGGCCGGTGAGCTCGGAAATTGCGGTCGTCTCGCGGGAGTAGGTCAT